ATTTGTGTTTATAATAATACTTATTATATTAGTGTTCATGTTGAACATAAAAATTATTTTATTATGAGAAATTGTTGTTTTCTTAAAGTTGGTGGTGCTTCTGATAGTATTAAACCTGTTATTAAAGATTCTATTAAACCTATTAGTCCTGCCAATGTTCGTGCTAAACTTATTCGTTAAACAATTATTGATTGTATAATTAATTAAATTAAAAAAGATATGGTTACAGTTAAATCTAATAAGATGTCTTATGGTATTAATTTTCCTACATCTTTAACTGAATTAACTCCTGATGTTTTTAATACTATTACTGATGGAGTAAAATTGCCAAAACATTATTGTGTTGTAGCTTTAGCTTTTAAGACTAAAATCTTTGACTTTTGTACAATGATTAATTCTAATAAGCAAGCTACTATTGGTATTACTCCTATTCTTGCTAAAATTTCTGATGATGATAGCAAGGATATTAATGCAGTAGTTGGAGATAAAATTATTATTGATAGAAGTTCTCTTGAAAGAGGAGTTCAGATTAAATTCCCTATTCTTATTAGTTCTGAAAATGTTCGTAATTATTTTAATAATGACCCAAATATTGTTAAAGCTATTATGACTAAAGACAATAGAATTATTCAAGATAGTGGAATTAATAAACAATTAATTAGTTCTAACTCTCCAGATATTATTATACTTGAATTTAAAATAGTTCCTGTTAATGATATTTCTGCTGCAATTCCGGTTAATTATAAAAATATTGACCCGTTTAAAGTAGTTGATGTTGATGCTAATTAAAGTAATGATAATAATGCAAAAGCAATGATAGATGATTTATCCCTCTACGGGGGAGTGTCCGAATGAAGTGAGGACTTCTATTGTTGCTTTTGCAACATATAATAATTAATGTGATACTATGGATTATAATATGCAAGAAAATATCAATGAAGCAGACATTGATTATGTTATTATAAGTAAGAATAAAGAAGATATTCTTAATGCATTATATTTTGAAAATGAAGAAGAAAGATATTTATGTGATGCTATTATAACTAATCTTGAGAAATCTGCTTCTGATACTATTAGAAATATGAAAGTTGCTCAAATACCATATATAGGTTGTCTTCGTATTAATCCTGTTAAACGAAAACTTAGAGAAGCAAAACTTCATCTTTCTTCTGTTAGAAAAAGTCTTACTAAAGAACAATATAAAGAACATGTTCGTAGTTATGTTATTGATTTAAAAGAACAGCAGGCTGAAGTCGATAGAATAAAACTTGCTATTACTCGTATTAGAAGAAATAACAAAAAGAAATATGATACTTTATTTAAACGTCTTGGTAAAGCATATGCTGAAATGTTTATTTATTCTATTTATATACTTGAAGAAATTCCATTTGACGCTGAATGGGAAGAACAATATCAATCTCTTAAAGATTAACGTATGATAGCTCCAAATGTTGTTATTGAAAAAATGCTAACTATTGATGATACTGGTATGCCTCAAGCTCCAACTATTCGTCAATTACAAGATAAAGATGTTGCTTTATTATGGCAACGTGATACTTCAAAAGATAAACGTAGATACATTGGTGATGTAGGAGTTATATATTATCTTGGTGACCCTAAAAGTCCTGCTAAACAACAAGGACTTAGTGATGCGGAAAGTCTTAAAATGGCTATTGATAATTTTAATCTTCCTAAAGATTATACTCCAGATTCTCTTGTTAGCAAATTAATTAATAAATACTATATTTCTAATATAACAGAAGCAGGTGTTGCTCTTGAAGCTTTAAGAAAATCTATTCATCTTATATCTATTGCTGCTGTTCGTATTAATGAACAACTTAATAGAAAACTTAGTGGAACGTTAGCTGATGAAGATATTACACCTATACTTACTATGATGGATGCTGTTAGTAAACGTATAGCTGAAATTCCTGCTTTAACTAAAGCTCTTGGTACAGCTTATGAAAATCTTCGTAATGAAGAAGAAGAACAACTTGCTCGTGGTGGTAAACAAATTCTCAGTTCTATGGATGCTGATGATAATTAAAATATAAATTATGCTGAAACTTAGAGATACTCGATATAATGATGTTAGGCTTATATTCAAAGAAGAAGACCATAAATATAATGATACTTATGGCAATGAATATAAATCTACAACAACGTTACTTCACGATTATGCCCCAAAGTTTGATAAACAATATTGGCTTAAAAAGAAAGCTGCTGAACTTGGAATTAGTGAAAAACGTCTTGCTAAACAATGGCAAGATATTACAGATGAGGCTTGTGCTCGTGGTACTAAAACACATAATGGACTTGAAGATGGTATTAAAGGTTCTTCTATGTTCAAAGAAGCTGTTAAGTACATGATTAAGCCTAATGGAGAAATGATAACTATTGCTGATTTACCAGACATTAATCTTAATGTTAAGCAACTTAAAGTTAGTGAATTTATTGAATTAACTGAAAATAAATATCCTAAAATTTATGAAGTTCTTACGTATTATACTAATGCTGGGTATAAAATTTATGCAGAAATTGGTGCTTTTCTTATTGATTATTTACTTTCTGGAACTATTGATGTACTTTGTATACGTGATGACCAATTCGTTATAGGAGATTGGAAAACTAATAGAGGCGGACTTAAATTTGAAGCTGGATATTATAGAAAAGATAGAACTCAAAAACCTAATCAGCTTACAGATATTTGGGTTCCTAAAAGAGATTTTCTTTTACCTCCTGTTGGTCATTTACCTCATTGTAATGGAAGTATTTATAATCTTCAACTTTCTGTATATGCTTTTATGGTAGAAACTATTCTTGGAATACCAAATGCTGGTCTTTGGCTTTGTCATATTGATTCTGATTTTGTTCTTAATGAATATGGTATGCCCAAAAGATTTCCTGATGGTCTTTATCATATTAAAAAGAATCCTGTTGAAAAAGTAACTCTATTCAAAATGAAATATTTGAAACAAGAAGTTATGAATATTCTTTCTGATAGACGTAAAGTTATTGCTGCTACAAGAAAACAAAGTAGAACATTATTTGATTAAGATATGAAAAAATATGCTTATATGATTATAGGAATTATACTATGTATTATTGCAGGATGTTTCATTTCTTGTAATCATAGTATAACTCCTGTTGAAAAGATTATTTATGTTCCAGTTAAAGATACTATATCTGAAAAAAGTAATATTGCTCGAATAGTAGAACTTGAACATAAATGTTATATTCTTCAAGATAGTCTCAACATTGTTAAAGATTCTATTGGAGAAGATTTATTTATTGCTCGTTATAAACTCGGACGTATTAAATATTATAATGATATTGCTGCAAAAGGTAATAATATTAAATATCTTCGTGGTTGGATTAATCGTGTTATAAATGAATAATAAACTATGGCAAAATTTGATAAAGAATTTGATAAGGTTATACTTGCTGAAGGTGGATATGTAAATGACCCAGATGATGCAGGAGGAGAAACTTATCTTGGTATAAGTCGTAAAAATAATCCTAAATGGGTTGGTTGGGAAGTTATTGATGATATTAAAAAGAAATATGGAACTAAAAATATAACTTCTCGACTTAAAAAAGATGTAGCTCTTACTAATAGTGCTAAACTTCTTTATAAACAAAATTATTGGGATGTTCTTGAACTTGATGATATTCCAAGTCAAGGTATAGCACATCAACTTTTTGATACTTGTGTTAATTGTGGTAAAACTACTGCAATTCGTATTGCTCAACAAGTTCTTATGATGACTATTACTGGTAAATGGAGTGATGAACTTAAATATAATCTTATGAAATATGGAAACAATAAATAAGATATGTCTTATTATAGTATTTGGCATTATATGTTTTGTTGTAGGATATTGTGTTGGAAATAATGATAATGAAAAAACAAATTATGATAATGTGATAGTTCCTGACACTACGTATAATAAAATTACACTTGATTCTATTGAATATAATATTCATAAAAAAGATTCTACTATTATTGAACTTAAAAAGCGAACTGAATATGAAATGGAACAAGCTATTAATGCTAATGATAGTGTTGCTGTTGAGCAGTTCAAAGAACTTGCTGGGGCAAACTAATGATAGTATTCCCTCTACGGGGGAGTATATTAAATCAGACACTGCTGTTGCTACTGTTCCCATTTATCTTATTAAACAGGCTAATGCTAAAATGATAGAAAGAATTTATCTTATTGAACTTAGTAATCAACAAGATTCTATTATAAATATGAAAGATAAATATATTAAAGAGCAGTATCGTATAATTACTGATTTTCAAAAACGAGTTGCTGATACTAATAAACTAAATGAATCTATTAAAAAAGATTTAGATAAACAAAGAAAGCGTAATAAAATTATTACTTATGGTGCTGGAGGTGCTATACTTGGATTAATTATAGGTTTAATTGCTAAATAAATTATGGAAAGTTATCCTTTTCTTGATTTTATTAATGAAGACAAATCTCGTTATCAACATGCTAAAGATGCTGGTTATGTTGATGACGATGATTTGTTTTTGATTGGAGATAGTGGTGGCTTTCTTATGAATATTCGTCCCGGATGGAAATTTATTAATACTGAACTTTTTTATGAACAAGCCATATATTATAAAAAGCATAGAGGTCAATATACTTCTTATAAAATAGATTCTATTCCACATAGACAATTTCGTAAGAGAGAACAACATAGAAGAAAGTATGGATTTAGTGCTCCATGCTTACAAGCTCCTGATGGTAGTATTCATAATGTTCGTATAACAGGTTCTCATTATAATTTTCTTAATTATATAAGAATGGAACAATTGGATGAGGGTACTATTAATAGAGGTAATACTAATACTGCTAAGAAACATTATGATTTTCCTAAATTTTTTGATTCTCAGTTTTGGACTTTTCATATAATGGAATTTGCTGAAAAGAATGGTTTTCATCTTCTTATAGATAAAACTCGTCGTGGTGGATTTTCTTATATGATGGCTGCTGATAGCGCAAATACAGTTAATTGTGAAAGTCGTAAAGTAGTTATTCATGTTGCTGTTGATAAAAAATATCTTACACAAACAGGCGGTCTTACTGACTTTGCTGTAAATGATTTGAAATTTTATGAAGAAAGTACTCCCTTTGTTCGTGGTATTTTTAGTTCTGTTAAGTCTGACTTTCGTCTTGGTTATAAGCTACCTAATGGTGTCGAAGCAGATAAGTCTTGGAGGTCTGCACTTATTAGTGTTAGTGCAGCTAATAATCCTGATTGTGCTATCGGTAAAGATGCTGTTAAAGTTAAAGTAGAAGAGGTTTCTACTATGGATAATTTTGATGAATTTATGAATGTTACTGAACCTGCAATGAGAACTGGTGCTTATACTACTGGTATGCTTTGTGGTTGGGGTACTGCTACTTCTGGAAATATGCAAACCTTTGAACAGAATTTTTATGATGTTAAAGGTTTTAATTTTATGGCTTTTGAAAATGTTTGGGATAGAGATTCTCGTAATGAAACTTGCGGTTTCTTTAAACCTTATTGTTGGGGATTGCAAGGTGAAATTGATGGAGTAAAAGGAGTAGATGAGTACGGTAATAGTAATATAGCTGTAGGTCTTGAGATTGCTCGTCGTGAGCGTATTAAAAAGAAAGATAGTGTAAAAAAATATTCTGATTATATAAATTATCTTGGTCAATATGCTCTTTTTCCTTCTGAATCATTTAGTAGTGCTTCTGAAAATATATTTAGTTCTGAAGAACTTACTGCATGGGAAGAAAGACTTAGGGTTGATTCTGATTTACATTTTTATGTAGATGGAATGCTTGAACTTGATGATACTAACAATGTTCAATTTAAATCTAATGAACGTCTACATAGGGAAAATAAAAAAGTTTATGATTATATTATTGGAGTTCCTCGTAGAGGACATGAAGACCCTCATGGTTGTATTAGACGTTGGTTTGCTCCTGAATATGAAGAATATCAAGATGGTTTTGGTAATCTTAAAAAACGTATTCCTGAAGGTTTATATAGTATTAATTATGACCCTGTCGGTGTAAACAAAGATAAAGATGAGATTACTATGAAGCATTCTCATAATGCTATTCAAGTTTGGATGAACCCTCATTATCTTAATGGATATAAACAGAAACTTGTATGTACTTATTATGGTCGTCCAGATACTCTTGAAGAAGCTGATTGGATTTGTTATCTGTTAGCTAAATATTATAATTGTATTGGTACTACTAATGTTGAGGTAAACCGTGGTGAAACTGTTTCTAATTTTCGTAAATGGAATGCTCTTAAATATCTTAGTTGTGAACCATTATTTGTTTTTGACCCTTCTTTCAAAGGAAAAGTTAATACTACTTATGGATATAATATTTCTGGTGAAGCACACAAATTAGATTGTGTTCGTCTTACTAAAGAATTTCTTTATGAAGAAATAGGTCGTGATGAAAATGATAATCCTATTAGAAATTTTCATCGTATATATGATTATCAAACTATTCTTGAATTAAAGAAATGGAATGTTAAAGGTAATTTTGACCGTGTTTCTTCTATGTTACTTAGAGGTATTGAATGGAAATCATTTAATCTTCTTGCCGAAGAAGAACTTGGTCATCGTAAAGAACTTAATGCTGGTAATTTAGATGAAAATGATATATTAAATAGAAATTGGTTTTAAGATATGAGAAGTAATATTCAAGCGTATGATTTTCCAGTTCAGCGTGTTCCTAATTCTCGTAAGAAAGAAGAAGATTGGTATGCTGCTTGTTGTGATTGGGTTATTGCTCAAGGATTGGCTAATAGGGATTCTAATGAATTAGAAGTAAAATATAGAATACTTAATGGCGATATTCCTGATGAATTTTATAAAAAAATACTCAATCCATATAATGCTACACAAGAAAAATATAAAAGATTTCCTGCTACTATGCGTAACTACGATTTAATGAAAGGAATTATTCGTAGATATGTTAGTGAATATATTAAGAATCCTCATGATTTTATTGTTAGTGCTAATAATGCAGAAGTAGTTCTTGCTCGTAATACTAAACTTCGTAAAGAATTACAAGTTATAGTAGAACAGAAAATTGCTGCTCGTATTCAGCAAAGTTATCAAGATTGGATAAATAATGGCAATAATCCTCAAGAATTTAATCCTCAAACTGCTTTAGATGTTGAAGCATTTATAAAAGAATTTAATGAAAATTACATTGATGATATTTCTGCACAAGGTCAAGCACTTCTAAATGTGATTAAAGATATTACTGAAGATACATTATTATATGCAAGAGCTTATTTTGATTTTGTTACTTTTGGAGAAGCATATACATATACTGATGTTATAGGAGATAAATTAGTTAAAAGAGTTGTATCTCCAAGAGATGCTTTTCCTATAAATACTGATAATATATTTCGTGAAGATGATGATATGTTTTGTGAACGTAGAAAGCTTACATATCAGCAAATAGTAGACGAATTTGATGAATATCTTACTGAAAAGCAAAGAGAATTTCTTGATACTTATTATGCTAAACGTTCTGCAAATGTTCCCACTGAATTAGCTTTTAGTACTTATGAAAGTTATTTTCCTGAAGTATGTAAAAAATATTCAGATGAAGATAGAGCTATGTTTAAGAAACATCCTAATATGCTTAGGGATAATAATAGTGATTTATATGACGTTTGGCATGTAGTTTGGAGAGGAGAAGTTAGAAGAGCTATTATTACTTATGTTAATGAAGTTGGTCTAATGGATACTCGTATTGAAGAAGATGATTATGTATTAAATCCTTTAGCTGGTGATATTTCTATAGAATATATTTATGAACCACAAGTTTATGAATGTGTTCGTATTGGTACTCGAAATGATGCTATTTATCCTTATGGGGCAAGAGCTATTGCTTATAATCGTAAAGGTAAACTTCCGTATAATGGTGTTAATGAACTTCTTCCTGGATTTGGAAAGTTTAGTATTGTTGAAATAGTTACTCCTTTTCAAGTATTTTATAATATAGTAGCTTATCATAGAGAAATGACTCTTGCTAAGAATAAACTTAATATTCTTATGATGGCTAAATCTTTACTTGGTAAAGTTCCTGAAGATACTATTTATAAAATGCTTGCAGATGGCATACTTTATATTGACGATACTAATGACCAAGGTATGCTTCGTGCTCAACAAGTTAGAATACTTCAAACTAATATTGGTGATTATCTTACTCAATTAAATAATCTTCTTACTGAAATTAAAGAATCTGCTAATGAACAAGTGGATATGACTCCTCAACGATATGGAGAAATAGCTAATAGTGCAGGTAAAGGAGTTACCGAAGAAGCTGTATTAAGAGGTTCTATGGGTACTGTTATAGTTGAATATATGCTTGATTGTATGAGAGAGCGTGATTATAATAGAGATTTGGATTATTCTAAATGTGCTTGGATAGACGGTCTTGATACATCATATAGGGATGCTGGTGGGAATATAAAATATATTAGTCTTGATGTTGATAAACATATATATGCTGATTATATTATTAAGTGTAAAAATTCTGTTAAGGAACAAGATAAACTTAAACAGCTACAACAATATGCTTTTAGTGCTGCACAAAATGGTGATAATATGATGGCTATTGCAGCTATTGAAGGAGATAATGTTGCAACTATTACTAAACTTATAAAAAAATATCAAGAACAAAAAGATGCCCATGAAGAGCAACTTAAACAAATGGAGCAACAGACTGCTCAAATGGAACAAGAGTTTGAGATACAAAAGATTAAAGTTAAAGGAGAAGAAGATAGAAAAACTAAAGAACTTGAAGGTTATCTTGACCAACAAATTGAACTTATTAGAGCTGATGCTAATATGATAAGTTATAATGCTGAAGTTGGAAATGATGCTAAAGAAGCTGGTCTTAATCGTCTTGACGCTGCAAGAGCAAGAGTTGAACAAGAAAAAATAAATGTTGAAAAACAAAAAGTTATTCTTGACACTTTTAATAAAGAACGAGATAGACAAGTTAAAATGCACGATATTGATACTAAACTTAAAGTTGCTAAACAGAATAAAAATCGTTACGATAGTAAGTCTGGAAGTAAGTCTAAGAAATGATATTATTATATTTGTCCTATTCTATATTATATAATGAGTAGGACAAATTTTTGAATATAATAGCTATTTATGGCTCTATGTGATACTATATTTTACTATATAATATAATGGTAGTGATAATGATTGTTTCCTCCCTCTACGGGGAAACATACTCGGCAAAATCTTATAAACTATATCAAGCAGTATATATAATTGTTATATAGTTTATGTAGTTGTTTGTCATTTTATTGATAATTATGTTGCTGATATTATGGATTATTGTTATAATTGTATTGATAATTATTCACTAAATAAATTGTAATATGGATTTAGATTTTGGTTATGACCCTTCTAAAACCGGTAATAATACTGGTGAGGGTAATGAAAATGGCAATGGTGGTACTTCTACGGATATTACCACAGGTAAAGTTAATACCGATACTAATGGAGTTCCTACTGACGACATCAACGATAATAATGGTGATGGAAACAAAGGTGATTCTAATAAAGATAACGGTAATAAAAATGATAATAATGGAGATGATAATAAAAATACTAATTTAGAAAATCATCTTGAAGCTGGTACTTCTATTGAAGTTGGAGAAAATACTTATACTGTTGATGAACAAGGCAATCTTGTTGATAAAAATGGCAATATTTTTAAAGAAGCTAAAGATGTTGATGCTTGGCTTAAAGAATTTGACAAGATTGAAAATACTGAAGATGAGATTAATATTAATACTATTCAAGATGCTATAGGTATTCAAATTACTGATGATAATGATAAACCTATTGAATTTGAAAATAGTATTGAAGGAATTAAGTCTTATATTAATGCTGTCGTAGAAACTGCCAGAGACGAACATTATGAAACTGCTATAAATACTCTTTATCAAAAATACCCGATACTAAATGATGTTTTGAATTACTATCTTGCTAATGGTAATTCTTTTGAAGGATTTAATGAAATTCCTGACCGTAGTGGAATTACTATTAATGATTCTGATGAAGCACAACAAGAAGCTATTATTAGGACTGCTTGGAAAGAGCAAGGACGTAAAGGAGATGTAGAAAGTTATCTTCAATATCTTAAATCTTCTGGTACATTACTTGTTACTGCTAAAGAAGAACTCGCTGGTTTACAAGAAGCTGATGCTCAATATCGTAAAGAAATTGAAGAAGAAGCTGAACGTAAGGAAAATGAACGTATTAAAAGATTGGAAGATTATTGGAACGGAGTTCATGATGTTATTAAAAGTCGTAATATTGCAGGTTATCAAATTCCTGAAACGATTGTTATTAACAGAGATGGACAGAAAATTTCAGTTACTCCGGAAGATTTCTTTAATTATGTTTATCGTGTAGATAATGATGGATTATCTGCTTATGAACGAGCTTTAGCGGCTGAAACTCCCGAAAGTCGTCGTGATGATGAGATTCTCCGTGCTTATCTTAAATTTGTTGGTGGAAATTATTCTAATCTTGTTAGTATGGCTATTAATAAGGAAAAAGTTGCAACGCTTCGCCTTAAAGCTAAAGAACGTAATACAACTACTGTTAGAGTAACTAAGCCTCAACAGACTGGTGCTAAAGGCACAGATATTGATTTTGGTTATAACTAATTAAATTAAGAAATTATGTACAAAATGCGTGTTCTTTCGCAGGGAAAGTATGAAGATAGAGGATATTCTAATGAAGAGAGTATTGCATATCTTCAATTACAAAAACCTGTTGAAATTAATTCTTTCCTTACCTATAATTATGGTATGGATGATGACCGTTTTCCGTTGTCATTTATGACTGAAGGTCAAGGTAGTTCTGGTACTGTTGATATTGCAACAGTTCAATGGACTTGGAGTACAATGGGTCGTATGAAGTTTACAGACTTTGTTACTTATTTCAATCCTGCTAATACTAAGCCAGGTCTTGGTGGTGCTGAATTTGAAGTTCATTTTAGTACTCATTGGTTTATTGAACAATATGGCTTGATTGCTCCTGATGGCATTACTCAGGTTCGTGTTCAGAAAGATTTGGGAGAATCTCCTTATGGTTATGGTTATTTGCTTAAACTAACATCTCCTAATCCTAATGCTTTTATTGACCCTGATATGCTTGCTAAAGGTAAGTATTGGAGTATGTCTGGACCTACTGTTTCAGAGTCTTATTCTAAGGGAAATAGAAGTAATTCTATGGGACCTGGTAAGATGACTTCTCAACTTGAGTTCCATCGTTATTCTAAAGAAATTGCTGGTAATCTTGCTAATGTTATTACCGAATATGAGTTTAAAACTAAGAGTGGTGGTACTAACAGACTTTGGATTAACGAAGAGATGCGTCAGTTTAATCTTACTATGAGAGTAATGAATGAGGAACGTCTGTGGCTTGCTGAATATAACCGTAATACTAACGGTGAAGTTCTGCTTAAAGACAGAGATAATGGTAAACCTATTCCTCATACTTCTGGTATGCTTGAAATCTGTCGTGAATCTAATTACGATACTTATGGTGAGATTTTACCTTTGAGCAAAATTAAGAGAACTGTTGGTGATGTTCTTGACCGTGATACTGATAATGGTGTTATGGATATTGTTTTTATGGGAGGTAAAGGTTTCTTGGAAGATTTCGATGAGGCTATGAAAGTTGATGCTAAAGAGAATGGCTTCCTTACTCCTCTTGGTGATAAAGAAATTCAAGGTTCAGGTTCTGGTCTTGAATATGGAGCTTATTTCCGTAAGTATAAGACTGTTGATGGTCATACTATTACTGCAAAGCATTGTTCTTTCTTTGATAAAGGTACTATTGCTGAAGCAGCTAAACAGAATGGCATGATTCATCCTCGTTCTGGTCTTCCTATTACTTCTCACCAAGCATGTTTTATTGATTTCTCTTCTTATGAGGGACAACGTAATGTTCGTCAAGTTCGTCAAAAGGGACAAATTTATAAAGCTAAAGTTATTGAAGGTATGACCGATATTCCTGCTTGCTGGGGTCTTCCTAATACTAATCATGCTGCTACTGAGATTGATATGGCTCGTTATGAGATTAAATCTTCTCTTGGCTTGCAAGTTAATAACTCTAATAAGATGTTCTTATTGAAGTGTGTATTGTAATAAATTAAACTGATAAATATATGGAAAATAATTCTGGAAAAGGCATTCAATTTGGATTTGGTAAGTCTGATGCTGAAAATAGGGAACAGAAAGTTGATAAATCTAACTCCCCCGTAGAGGGAACACAACCTGTTAATAAACAGGATAAACCTGAAGAAGATTTAGAAGAAGAATATACTGATAGACGTACTATAACTATTTCTCTTGTTAAGAATTATTCTTTGTATCGAAAGGTAAATGATAAAGTTCTTCCTAAGAGAAAAGATTATATTGGCGGAAGTATTAAATCTTCAAGAACTTTATCTTCTAATAAGGAAGAGATTGATACATACTTTCCTAACATTATTGGTCTTTCTCCTAATGACCCTAATTTTATTAGCAGAGTTAAACAGTATCTAAACAATATTCGTATTCCTGTTGATGAATTGGGTCGTACATTTGATATTAGTTTTCATTATTTTCATAAGAAAGATTATTATAAAATTAAAGCAGAAGAAGAGAAAATTGAAGAGGTTTATCAGTCTGCTAATCGTCAGAATATTAAGAATCTTAGAGAAGCTCTTAATGAGAAAATCAATAGACTTCATATTCTTGAAAGTACAAAATGTAGACTTGGTTATCCTATAAATGTAGATGAGTATCTTATGTATAGGCATTGTCTATTATATAATGACGTTGCCAAAGATGTTGCTTTAATTAATAGTGATAGTAACATACGTTTCTACTTCAAAGATGACCAAAAAGAAGCTGAAAAACTTCGTAAGTATCGTCTTGAAGTTAATAAAGCTAAAGCTAACTATGTTGCTTGTCTTGCTGATAATGATTTGTTTGATGCTATATACACACAATATTGTGTACAAAATAGTCTTCCTGTTATATCTTCTCTTGCAAAAGATAGACTTGAAAGAGAAATTGAAATAGATAAGTTTAGTACTAATGAACCTATTAAGTTCAACAAGATTTTTAACAATAAAGATATTAGACTTATTGCCAATATTGAAAAGTTAGTTGCTCGTGGTGAACTTATTCGTTCTCAATATAATCAAAATATAAGTACTCCTGATGGAGAATTTATAGGAGCAAATATTGGTGAAGCTGTATCTTATTTTAAGAATCCAGAGAATACTTCTATTGTTAATGCTTTTATTAATAAACTAAAGAATATCTAATATGAATATACAAGAAATGCACAATACGTTTCGAACATTGGGACAACAAATGGGCTTACAACTTGTTAGAGGTATTCTTCCTGAAAGTATAGATGTATATATTAATGAAGTTATTACAGAAAAAGTTCAGCAAGAAATTTTAGCTGGAGTTCGTACTACTTTACAAGATAGTGTAAATACACAGGCTTCTACTATGCAGCCTATTAATACTTTTAGGAATTTATATCGTTCTGCAAGGTATTCTATTAATACTAATGATGTTGGGTCTACCAAGAAAGTTAGTTTTTATAATGCTAAAAATGGTTATCATATAATTAATATTCCTACTATTGATTCTAATATTACTCTTGATGGAAATGAATATAAAATACAACCTATGATGTTTTTAGGTTTTAGTGTTGAATATGAAAATACATTGAGAGGTAATGCTGTTGCTTGTAGACTTATTGGTTCTGATGTATTGGAAACTACACTTCGTGATTATTGCAATGGTGCAAGCAAAGATTCTCCTATTGTTTGTCTTAGTTCCATTCCTGTAATAGATGATGGTATTGAGAAAACTGGAGTTGTTTCTTGTGAACAGTTGGAAATCTTCACTAATAATAATAATAATAATAGTGTTAAGTTTCTTAATATTAAATATATTAAAACTCCTAATGTTGTTAAGTATGATATTGAAACTTCCAAATGTGTAAATTGTGATTTGCCTGCTTATACTCATTTTGAAATAGTCGAAAGAGCTGTTGGTAAATTCTTTGCATCTGTTGGAGCACAAGTTCCTAATGCTGCAAGACAACAACAAGGACAATAACAGTGTAACTATAAAAATTAAATAATTATGCGACATTTTCTTTTGGGTAAGAATGTAGCTTATGCTACCGGTTCTGACCTTTTAGCTGTTGCAGACGGAGCTATTGGCGTATTTGTTAATGTTAATGGCAAACTTACCGTTACTGCTACTGGTAAGGAAGTTACTAAGGAAGCTATGCTTGTACTTGGACGTTCAAGTGATAATGGTGGTCCTATTGTTCTTCCTATTTATAAGAATAATTTTAGTTTTGTTAAAGGAACATATACAACTGCTACTAAATTTACAGCAGATGTAACAATTCCTGCTCCTATAAAAATTGGAGATTATTCTTTGATTATTGCTCTTAAGGGTACTAAATTCAATGAACGTAATAAGTGGACTGCTATGGTTCATGTTAAAGACGTTACAATGACTGCTGCTACTTTGGCGTCTAAATTGGCTGAAGCTATTAACCATAATTCAAATGGTTCTGGTGTTACAGCTTCTGTTTCTGACGCAAAAATAACTATTACTGCAAATAAAGAAGCTGTAGATTATGCAGTTCTTGGAGCAGATGAATTATTTGATGTTACTGCAAATGTAACGTCAAATGGTACTCCTGCTTATGGAGATGCTAAGTATGTTCAAGATTTGGCAGAAAAAGCAGCTGCTGATGCAGGATTTGAATATACTTATAGAGATGCTTATTATTATTTGTATCCTGACTATCCTCTTAATCCTCTTAAATCTGCTGACGCTAAAGACACAGGATTTACTATTTTTACATTAAGATTTGCTGAGCCTCGCGATGTTAAAACTCGTGATGAAGTAGTTAATCAAATTATCCAAGTAGCATATCCTACTGATGCAGCTGCTATTACTACATTTGAAACTGTATGTAATGCTCTTGCTGGAATTGCTTCTGATGATGAATAATATATTAATACTACATCTTAGTGTAAGTTAAGTCATAGAACATTTGTTTACAATGAGGTTGTTGATATTAATATTAAATGTTGATATTGGCAACCTCTTTTTACTTAATACTCTATGGATTTACTGTCAGATGCTATTGCACAAGGTATAACTCCTGCTATTGTTGTAGTAATATATTTAATAGCAGTTAAAGTTATTGATAATAAACGAGAACATATACAAGCTAAACTTAATTCAGAACTTGTTAGTTCTATTTCTAAAATAAGTAGCTTTGTAACAGATATTACTAAGAATACTATTCAAAAAGATAAAGAAAAATGTAAAATTGCTATAAATGATTCTATTAATTGTTCTGCTTATGCTCTTATAAAATTTGTTGCAGATACATTAGTAAATAATCATATAGATATTAATAAAGAAACTATTATTATAAATATTAAAAATATAGTAAATGCTGAATACTATAATATATATACTACATTAAATATATATGAAATTAATGGTATTAAAGTTTCTGAACTATTAAAAAAAGAATGGATTGAAGAAGTAGAAAAAGCTGTTACTGATAGTATATATAATAATGCTCTCAATAAAGAAGAAAAAATAATAAGTTTTTCTAATAAGATAAATCTTAAATTTCAATCTTATATTACTTATATTATTAATAATGCTATAAAAGATTAATGATATGGATACTTCTATTGAAGAAATTGTTTCAGAACGTCTTTTAGAACAATATGAGAAATTGTTTATTCAAAAGAATGCTGATACTATTCAAAAACTTCGTCTTGGCTTCTTTGAAGAAGATTGTTCTATTCCTGCTGTTTCTATTATGATTCATTGCATGGAAAATCTTGAGTTATTTAATACTACTCAATTAAATAATATATCTCATCTTATAAATAGAATGGCGTATGTCTGATAAGCTAAATCCTGTTTATATTCATAATAATCCTGAAGATGGATTTGTTGAAATTCAGCCCGAATATGTTTATATGACTATTCCTGCTGAATATGTTTGTATATACCATCGCATACTTGTAATGCTTACTGATTTTGGTATTGATTTACTTAAAGACTGCCAAGCTGCTTGTAGTTCTAAAAATAGAAAAATTATTGATTGCTTTAATATGTTTAATGCAGCGGTTGCTGCAAGAAAACTTAATCAGTTTAAACTTGCTAAAACACTTATTGAATATATTAAAGGTCAAATTGATTTGAATTATAATGGTAAATCTCCTTGTCCAGAAATAGTATTTCCTGTTGATGAAGAGGGAAAAATAAATGCTATTGTTGGATGTGGTAATAAACCTAAATTTACTGTTGATGCTGCTACTGGAAAACTTTGGATGGAACATCAAGGTGAATTAAATAGCGTTTATAGTCTTGGAGAAGAAGATTTTAATGGTGTTACTAATGATAATGATGACAATCCCTCTACGGGGGAGTAGATATTTCAGATATAGTTATTACTTATAAATACGTCTATTTATAGCTATTATTAGCTTTATATTATAATTTTATATCGAATATGAATAATACTACAATGATGACAATAATAGCTTTATATAGCTCTAAAATAAGTTATAATAATTCATATTTTTATGAGAACTGAGAAAGAAGAACTTGGTAAAGTTAGTCTTACTGCTGATGGTCAGTGGGACGTTAATAATCATTATGAAAGACTTTGTCTTGTGCATGATGGTTATTTTGCCAGCTATCTTAGTAGAAAAGAAGTTCCTAAAGGTATTCCACTTACTAATAAAGAATATTGGCAACCTATTGCTAATCTTCGTGATGATGTTAGAGTAGATTACGAAACATTTAAGAAGTGGATTAAGGAAAATTTTGAAGATTTCAAAGAGAATGTTCTTAAAGACCAAGAGTTGTTCAAAGAATATATTAAAGAAAATGTTCAAAATATTTGGAACTATGTTCATCATCTTGTTCCTGAAGTAAATTGGGATGATGTTAGAGCACTTGTTATAAAGTGTGTTGAAGACATGGTAGAAGATGGACTACTAAAGATTGGTATTACTACTGTTAAAACGTTTGACGATTTAAATGACGATAAATATAAACAGCCTGGTAATTTTGTTTATGTTCGTGATGAGAATCGTTATTATACTTATAATAAAGATGAAAAGTGGTATCAAATGCCTATTATTTATATAGGTAATGAAGAACCCGGAGAAGTTCTTTGGATTGACCCTCAAGAAGATAAAGATATTAACGGGGAAGATGATGAAGAACTTAAAGTTATTAGAAATGCTCTTAGTGAGCTTCAAGATAAAGTTAAAGAATTAAGTAGATTACAAACTGTTGGTATTATTCCTGGGAATACTGCTAACGGTTATCGTCGTATTCTTATGGCTTCTGCTGAACCAGAAATGCCGGAAGATGTTCCTGAAGAGAATCAGCCTGACGAAGACGATGATGAAGATAAACCATCTGAAGAACCTGCAACTAATACAGTTACTTGTATATGTTGTAAAATGGATACTACTACTAATTTTGCACAAAATAAAGCTGACCTTGTAGATGGTGAACTTATTTTCTATACTGATAGAAAAAAGTTTGGTGTTTATTATGGTGGCAAATTTTATCTTAATGGTAGTGGTGGAGATAGTGGAGAAAGTGGTGGAGGTATATCTCTCGATGAACTTTATCAACTTAATCTTGAACGTCTTAATTTTACTAATGGTTCTGAAACATATAGAGTTACTGTTGATGAAAGTGGAAAATGGACTGTTAGACAATTTAATAAGTCTATAACTAAACCTGGAAATCCAGATGACGCTTTTGGAGTTTATATTAGTCAATATCTCTGCATGAATAGTATTTATTGTGGCGGAGAAGGTAATGAAGATTGTCTTTGTACACACAATTATGTAGAGATTGCTAATGGTTCTAAAAAAGATATTAATCTTAAAGGTTTATATTTATTATATACTGATGGTACTAAAGAAAGTCCTTTTGATATAGGTTATATTTGGGATGTTCTTGAACTCGATGGGGTTGTCAAAGCTGGTAATACATTTGTAATTAGAGGTGCTGAATGTAATACTTCTAAAAATGCTTTTATTAGCGTTGATAATTATGATATGATATGGAATAAAAATAATAAACCTATTGTATTTAAACAAGGTCCAAGTAGTTTTTATCTTTGTGCTGGAGAAAGTTTTAGAAAATTACTTGAAAAGAAGACTCTTAATAATCCTTGGGAAAGTAAGACTACTAAAGTTGGATATATAGATTCTTGTGGATTTGGTACTGGTTCTGTTGGTGAAGGTAGTGCTACATTTACTGTTGATGACGATTGGAATAAAATTCTTTTTGTTCGTTGGTTTATGTTAGAGCCTGCTAAACAAGGTAATAAAGCATATGCTTCTCGTAAGACTACTGATTTGTGGACTTATATTAATCTTGAAAAGCAAACTACTGCTCTTGGTAATAGTCTTCAATATTATTATCCAGACGATATTAAAGCTAAGTATAAACCAATGGCAAGTTATCTTGGTAAAACATTCTTTACTAATAAGACTACATTTGATAGCAACCATGCTAATTATATAAATATTACTTTTGGTATTCAAGCTACAGATAATGGTGAAGGTGCTACAAGATGTTTTAATTGGGTTTCTGTTGGATACTATGATGAATATGTAGAATATCGTAAAAAAGGTAGTACAGATTGGACTAAAGTTTATAGTTTTACTGATAATAATTCTTCTAATCCTGAATGGGTTACTAAGTTTATAGAACATTATAAACGGTTTAGATGGATAGCAAGTGATGGTACTATTGTTACTACTCATAAAGCTATTATAAAAGGTCTTGAAAAAGGTTCTTATGAATATCGTGTAGGACGTGATAACAATAGTCTTTATACAAGTGATATTCTTACATTTACTGTTGAAGCTGATTCAGATGTTACTAATTTTAGTTTTATCCACATTAGTGACCAACAAGGTTTTAATTGGCAAGAATATACTGCTTGGTGGAAGACTTCTTATATGATTAATAAGACTGAAAAGAATTATAATTTCTTTATTAATACAGGAGATATTACTCAATCTGGTAATAGAGCTAATGAATGGCTTGATTATTATCAAGGTAAAAAATATAATATTGATAAATGTGAAATGTTTACTATTGGTAATAATGACTTATGTGGACATGTAAGTACAGAGCTTACTGATGGTGAAGATGCTACAAGTAAATATTCACATATTAACGTTCTTAGATATTTCTGCTTTGAACTTGATGTAAATAATGATTATTCTTTTGAATGGGAAGATGAAAGTTATCCTATTTATAGTCTTTATTCATTTAATTATGGTAAATATCATTTTGTTTCATTAAATAGCGAAATTGCTATTGCCACAAGTAAAATGTATAAAGATTGGGAAAGCGATGCTTATCAAGGAGATAGAACTTTTGCTGAAAATGCTAATGCTAAAATTGAAGATTGGTTTAAGAAAGACCTTCAACTTTGGAAAGGTAATGATGTAGAACCTACTAATTGTGGCAAATGTATTGTTTATATGCACGAAATGCCTTTTACTATTGTTACTTGGAGTTTTATGGGAGGTGAAAGTGCTCGTGTTGGTTCTCATCTTAATACTTTGAATAGTAGAGGTCTTTATAGATTTAGTAGACTATTTAAGAAATATGGTATTAGAGTTGTTCTTGGTGGGCATAAGCATACTTATTCTATAAGTAAGCCTATATATGATGCTCCAACAGGATATATAGGAAGTAATAATAAACCTGCTTCTGGAGTAGATTTAATGGGAGAAGTTACTACTGCTGATACTCGTGTTCCTGTTATTCAAGTTACTGACGTATCTCATGTTAAGAAAAATGATAAATTTGCAAGATATGAAGTAGTCAGTAAAATTGATGCTCCATATTATATAATGAGTCAAGCAAGTGGATATAAACTTGTTTCTAATAAAGAACAACCTTCTGGTCCTGAATATACTATACCTTGGTTATTATCTTATTTTAAGGCTAAAACTAATGCAGCAAGTCCTACTGAAAATGTAGCTCAGCATTATCCTATGTATATAAGATATGATTTAACTGATACTAACGTTAAAGTTACTGCTAAACAAGTTCATAATATTTGGGATGTACGTCTTGATAATAATAGTAAAAAGTTTGATATGAACAAACAGCTTTCAGAACTTAGTGTTGAGTCTATGACACTTAGTACTATTTCTGATGAAGATAAGCGTAATTATGGTATTACTGATATTGACAGTTTAACTATTACATTATAATATGGGAAATATTAAAGTTAGAGATAAGGAAGGTAATTGGGTCGTTGTAGCTTCCAATCAAGCTTCTGGAATGGCTGTTGATGACCCAGCCTTAGTTGAAGAAGATGAAAAATCTTCTGTTCAAGACGTTCTTGTTAATCATGAAGAACGTGTTGCTAAACTTGAGCGTAATGTATCATGGCTTGCTAAACATGGTGGCGGAGGCTCTGGTGGTTCTGGAGGTGGCACTGATATTACAGAAGCTACTTGTAATATTTTTGCAAACAATGTAGGAACTGGAAATGCAGTTATTCTTAATGAAAATGGTCTTACTATTGAACTTAGAGATATTTCTGTTAAAGCTACTAAAGTATGGAAAGTTACTGTACGTATTGGTTCTATACAAGTAGCAAGTGGTTCTGCATCATTTACTTTTCCTACTATTACTATACCATTTTCTACTATTAGTTCTGCTTTGATAAATCATACTGGTAATATGTATATTTCTGCTTCGTATGAAGATGAAACTAATGGTGTCTATGGTTCTGCATCTTGGAGTGGTACTATTGTTGAATCTGTTGTAAATCTTTCTACTCCTAATCTTGATATTGGTTTGACTGATGATGGAGATTTGGAAAGTGATGAAAGTTTAATTTATACTTATTCAGTAGGTATAGTAGGAGAATATACATTAAAAATTGATGTTACTAAAGATGGTAGTTCTGTAGTTAGCAAAACTTATCCTATTAGTATTATTGATACTAATCAAAATATTTTTAGTGTTAGAGTTGCAGAATTATTATCTAAATTCGATGTTGGTGTATATGTTGTTAAATCACAATTATACTATAATGATAATCAACAAATTCAAAATAGTATAACATCTTCTCTTACTTTAATTAGTAAGAGTATTCTTATTAGTAGTACTGTAATGAGTGAAGACCAGTCTCAACCTACTGAAGTTAGTTTGTCTGGTTCTATAAATCTTGTATGGACTGCATATTTACAAGGTTCTACTACTTTCCAATATAATTATAAAATTGGTTCTACTACTATAAAAGAAGATACTATTGGCTATTTTGGAGAAGAAATTAATGACTTTATTTCAGTAATTGGTAAAGATTGGGCTATAGAAAATCAAGTAACTGCTATTAAACTTACTGTTAATGTTGGTAATAATACAGCTACTAAAACTTGGTATGTTAAGTTTGTAAAATCTAAAAATGATTTTCTCCCTAAATCTACTACTGTAGAAAGTCATCTTATTTCTGAATTTCTTGCCAGAACATATAATAAAGGAGACCAAACTTTTAATATGGTCAATGAAAATTATCTTGTTGGTGGTAGGAAAACAAAGGTTACATCTAAGATAACAATGGCTAATACTTCTAATTTAGTTGGTGTTAAAACATCTACTAATAATGCTCCTTATATGAGAGTTAGTAATGGAGCTTATGCTAAATTAGGAAGTTTTAATATTGGTGGTACTAATAAGACTTTTGCTAATATAGTAGCTGGAACTAATAATGATTTTACTATAAGTATAAGTTTTAAAGCTGATTACCATCCAGATGATGAACGTACTATATTATGTGTAGGACAAGTTGATTCTCAAACTGGTCAGCTTATTACTGGTTTTGAAATTGATGTTCATGATATATATGTTAATACAAGTTCTTTATTAAGATTAACTGATAATACTGTAAATAATGTTGATATTGTTTGCGTACATTCTGATGATAAATATATTTATAGTTCTGGTGAAGAAAAACAAGAAAGACATTATATTATAAAGATTTATCTTGAAGGTGCTCTTAGTGCAGTAGGTAACTATTCTATATTTCCAACTGTTGGTGATGAAATTTATATTGGTGGTAAAGTATATGGAGATACTACTGATGGTGGATGGTTGTGTGATTGCAATATTTATAATCTTCAAGTATATGATTATGCTTTAACAGATTTTGATATTGTATCTAATTATATTAATAATAGAATTTCATCTACATATAAAGATGGAGGTTTTGATTTTAGTATTATTGATTCTGAACTTCGTAAGAATTTTTGTGAACGTGGAGCTGACGGACAAGTAATTTCATATCTGTATCAAAATGGTGCATATACTGTTGATTTCTTGCTTGATGGAGCTAATCTTAGTGAAGAAAAATTAAATCAATATGCTAAAGCTGTTGGTATTCCTGTCATGCTTATTGATGTTAGTACTGACGATAGTTGGACTTTTGAAAACTTTGTAAATCAACAAACTGCTGATAATGTTCAACTTCAACCTACTTCTGGTAAGACTATTAGTTATTGGGACCCTACTCAACAAAATACTTCTGTTCTTCAAGTTCATAATAATACTATTGAACTTCAAGGTACATCTACTTTGGCTGATGCTGTAAAAAATATTAATATTACTGTTCCTAACGATACAGCATTTATTCCTAAAGATACTTGGCTACCTGAGCAAACATATACTCTTAAAGCTGATGTTGTAGATAGTTCCCATAGTAATAATGCATCTATTGGTAAATTTATAAATACTGTTCTTAAAGATTATTTTCCATCAGACCCTATTGCTCTTGATAATGTAGAGAATAGTGAATATGTTAAAAATCAACAACCTACTGCTACTCTTAAACATACAGTTGAAGGTTTTCCTATTCTTCTTATTATGAACTTCCATACTACTGAAACTTCTAAAGTATCTACTACTCCTCTTGGAATTTATTCTTTTAACTTAGGTCGTGATGCTTTTAGAAATTTAGGATTTAGAAAGGTTAATAAAATTACTGATAGTCTTGGGCAAAATATTAATGCTACTACATTCCCATATCTTGCTGAAGGTTGTACTTTTACTGAAGAAGATAGTAATGCTAACTGGGTTGAAATTAAAGATACTACTTCTATTGCTGATATGTCTAAAATAGAGGGCAGTAGTTTACCTGCTGATTTTGATTCTTCTGCTGGAGACTTTTGGCAAAATGATGATACTATTCTTGACCAACGTTATGAAGTTCATTATCCTCAAGGTCGTCAAGCAAGTGATTATACTACATTTAAGAACTTTGTAGGTACTGTCATGAGTTTGCCTTTAGAGGGACTTTATGTTACAAGAGATAGAATTGGTAATATTGATAGACCCGAAATTACTACTGAATATGACCTTTATACATATAATAATGGTTATGTAAGAACTGGTAAAAAACAACAAATTATTACTGATGTAAACCAACTTGCAGCTCTTGGTTTTAATGCTACTTCAATGTATAAGTATTTTGTTATAGCTAATATGTTCGGTCTTGCTGATAATTTTGGTAAGAATAGTACATTTAGAAGCTGGCAAAATGGTGATTATTATATTGGATTTTATGATATGGATACTGCACTTGGTAGTGGTAACCAAGGTACTCTTTCTATTGAACCTAATATGTGGATGAAATATCTTAAGAATCAAATTCTTGAAGGTAAAAATTATGGTTTTGTTGCTGAAACTTTTGATTTTGAAGATGAACTTCGTCTTAGCAATACTGTGTTCTCTGCTAATCATAATAAACTATGGTTAAGTATGGATACTAATCTTATGAGAAATAAAGTTGGTATCAATGAGATTGCTGGTACAAGTGCATATTCTTATTATTGGGATGATTTTAGAACTACTTTGTATAGTGCTGCTAATAAAGCTGGATATAAAGATAGTGCTGAATATTTTGTTAATGAGTTCTATCTTAAACAGACTGGTGAATGTGGACCACTTCTGTTTAATCTTGATTATAAACTTAAATATCTTGTTCAATTTACTAATGATAAATATTCTAATACTAAACATCTAAGTAAATTACATGGTCGTAAGGCTGCTTATACTTTAGATTGGCTTAGAAAACATATTCTATTTCTTGATAGTGTTTTCTATTGGAGAAATACTGCTCAAAAATTTAGTTATCCTAATGATGTAAACTGTAAAATGTCTTCTACAGTTTATAATACTCCTGAATATATTCCTATTAAAAGTAATACTGATATAATTGCTTATCACAATGTTGGTAATGCTACACAAACTTATTATTATCTTCCTAAAAATAAAGAAGTATATGTAGATGCTGGTAATAATAATTCTAATTCTGAAGTAACTTGGGGTATAACTAATTCTCCTCAAATTATTCAAATTGGAAGTGATGAAGTACCTTTATTTAAAATGAATATTTATAAAATATCTCATACTAATACTGAATTATATGCTAATAATCCTGGTCTTACTGCTATTACTGAATTAGAGTTACAAGAAAGTAATTCTCTTGCTGCTCCTTTTGGTCTTGATTCTTATAAACCTGAAATTGGTGTTAGTGAAATTCGTTCTCTTAATTTTGCTAATACTCAATCTCGATTAATACAAGGTAGTAGACCTACATTTACTCTTGAACTTGTTAAACAACTTGCTGGAGGACAAACTGATACTAAGTTTACCAAATTACGTGAAATTGATATTAGTAATTCTCAATGTATATCTGATATTATTATTCCAAGTATCCCTCTTAAACGATTAGCTGTTTATAATAGTGCATTGACTAATCTTAATCTTGATAATCAAAATTATATTGAAAGTGTAGATTTAACTGGATGTACTAAACTTATTAAGATTACGATTAGAGAGTGTGCTGCTTATAAAACATTAAATGTTTCTAATCTTAATAACTTACAAGAGGTTAATATTGTAAATAATAAGAGTTTAACTTCTATTACTATTGATAATTGTAGTAATCTTCAAAAAGTTACTATTCAAAATAATGGAGCACTTACTACTATTAATATTACAAGTTGTACTAAACTTACTGGAACAAGTGGTACTAATTATTTAACTATTACTGATAATAAAGTTCTTAAAGTTATTAATTTAAGTAACTGTACTAAACTTAATAAATTTACTATTAGTAATTCTAATCAAGCTAATATTACTACCCTTAATCTTCAAAATGTTCCTCTTACATCTATATCTGGAGATGGAGTAGATGAAACTTTACTTGATTTAAGTAAATTTACTTATGGTAGTGGTATTACTCTTACTGGTAATAAGGAAGTAGAATATATACAGTTTGCTAATGATAAGGCTAAACCTATCACTATGACTGCTACTTTCCAAAATTGTACTAAACTTATTAGAGTTTATGGATGTCTTATTCTTAAACCTTCTTCTGGTCCTAATGGTGCTGGTATGTTTAGAGGTTGTAATAATTTTACTATTCATGGTGATGACACTACTGAAAATAAATGTTTAGGAGTTAAAACTTGGAATGGAAAAAGTACAAGAGCTGATAATGGAGTAAAAACTATTTATGGTATAATTACTAATGATGATTATAATTATATTTCTAATGGTAAACGTCCTTATGCTTCTGTTACTTGGGACCAAAGTTTTGTTAGTGGAAAGAAAGTTACTAATTTCAAAATGGGTAATAATGCTGTTGGTTATATGTTTTATCAAACTCATGTTACTCAATTTGATGTAATGTATATGCTGTTTGTTATTGGACAAACTGTTACTACTAATTTTACTTTAGAAAGAACTTTCTTCTCTTTAATTCGTAAGAGTAAAGAACTTAATCTTTTTGATACAAGTGTTCATACTTATGGAATGTTGCGACATACATTCTATAAATTAGATAAATGTACTGTAATTATTGAAGGATTTACTTGTGCTAAAACTATCGTTAGAAGTAAGAATACTAAATATAATGAAACAGATGGTGTTGATGATAAAGCATCTAATGGTGTATTATCATTCCTTACAAATTGTACTTCTATTATAAGATTATCGAGTTCACATATTATTGTAGACAGAGATGTATTCAAAATTAATAATGGTAATCTTAAAATAAGTAGTTTTACTTTTCAAGATGTAGAAAATGTTACTGATATACAACTTAATGAAGATGATAATAATGAATGGCATATTATAAGTAATTATAATTCTTGGAAGACTTCTAAGAAAACACAACTTGGTAATTTTACTGATATATTTAATGCTTTACCTGATCTTACTACTTTATATAACATTTTTGATTGTCAATATATTGATTTTGATACTTTAAGTTTTCCGTCTAAATTAAATAGTATTAGACATTGTTTTAATGCTACTTCTGGTGGCAGAGGAACTATTGATATTAAAACTATATTTAGCGGATGTAGTAATTTAAGTAACGTAACTCATGTATTTGAAACTGCTACTGATACAAGTTATGGAGAGAAAGCTAAATTTCCTATTACAGCTGATATGTTTGCTGCATTTCCTAATCTTACTAAATTCGGATATGACCCGTCAGATACTAGGCAAAATGATGGTACTTATGTTGCTAAAAATGCAAGACGATATATAGTAGATGCTACATTTCCTGAAAATATTCTTTCAAATAATCCTAATATACAAGTATTTAGTCATGTATTTTATGATTGTGAAAGTAAAGATTTTGCTTCTGTTCCTAAGTTTCCTGGTACTATGTTTAGCAAAGCTACTAAGTTACAAAATATAAATAGTATTCTTAGAAATGCACATTTTGCTTTTACTCTTTCTCCAAATGGATTTGCTAATTGTTCTAACTTAAATAATGTTGGACGCGCTTTCCAATGTGCTTCAAGTAGTACTAAAACTAATAGAAGTAAACTTACTGGAGAAATTCCTGCTAAACTATTTTTCCACGGTAGTAGTAGTAGTAGTAGTAGTAAAATTTATGGTACTTCTCAATCTGAAAAACCGGGAGAAGATTTTGATGTAGATACTAATTTGGAAGAATATACTGCTAAATCTACAGTAGTTAGAACAGGTATTACTGATATGAAATATTGTTTTTCTGGATGTCTAAATCTATCTTATTATACTAATAAAGATAATGTTGATATGGTTGAAGATAATCCAGATTATTCTCCATTCAAATGGATTTATAATAAGACGAGTAAAACTTGGGCAGAAAATAATGAAACTAAGCAAAAAATTGCTTATTGGGGATATACTGGAGACCCATCTACTCAAAATAGTTCTTATAAGTATCTTGAAGATGCAAATATAGAACTTATTACAGAAGGTGGTGTAGCTAATAAATTAGAAACATTTAATTATATGTGTGCTCCTGATTTACTTAGATATGCTAATGCTAATTGTAATATAGAGGGTCTGTTCCAATATTGTGGATTAGATTTTACAAATTATGGAATTATTAATTCTGATGAAAATTATCAATCTGCTGGTATTACAGGACGTATTCCTCCTTATCTATTAAGACCTGTATCTGCTGTTACTAATATAAATTATATATTCCAATATTGTAGAAGACTTAGTTCTTATAAGCAAGAAGGTGTTATTTATCAAATACCTAAAGATTTCTTTAGTTATGCTACTGGAATTACAACGTTATTAAGTGCCTTCCAAGGTCTTGATTTTGTTAGTGGAACAAATCTTGCTGTATTTACAAGTCTTAAAAATAGTCTTGATGTACGTAAAATATTCTGTTTTGCAAGATATTTTAAAAATAATAGTACTAAGCAAACTATTAATAATGTATTTAAGAATAATCAAATTATTAAACTTACAGGAGCGTTCTCTGAAAATGATGTTACTTTAAATGGAGATTATAATGCTACTACAAGAAACTATTGGACATTGGATAATGCTGATAATGTTAGTGCTAAAGATAATTTCCAAACAGGTAAAGTTCCTTCTGAACAAAATATTAACTACGTTTATTATGGAATGGGTACTGCTAATGCAAGTGATGCTGCAATTCCTACTGATAGAGGTAATAACTATTGATAGCTTATGAATGAACGTAAAATTTATCCGATAACGCTAATTGAAAATGTTATTAATGAAGAAACTGGAGAAAATCTTTATGTTTATCTTTCTCAGTTTAATCATATTAATGTTGGATATGTAGCTAATAAAGAAGACGCTCGTAATCTTATTCCGGAAGTATTACGTAAGCGAGGTCTTTATATTACTTACTATCTTAATGATAGTGCTATTACTGAATATTTTGATGGCAATAAAGCTATTATCAATGAAAATGATAATTGGCTTAAAGATATGTACTGGAAACAAGTTAATAATTTTGTTATGGCTGGTGCTACTGAATATCGTCCAACGGATGTTCCTACGGGAACTCCGTTCTTCGATACTACTCTAAATAAATGTATTTGGTGGAACGGTAAAGAATGGATTAGTTATCCTAACCATATTAAAGTTATTATTAAAATTAAACATACTGATATTATTAATACTCACAGAAGATGTCTTGATTTAATTGAACCAGAAAGTCTTCCTGATGAAATTATTTCTGAATATCCAACATTTGATAAAGTTGTAAAACTTGCTTTATATGATGGAGATTTTTATCTTATTGATGCTGATGGTAAATATTATTTTGATAGTCATAATGTAGAAACTGCTCATATTTTTGTAAAAAAGGCTGCATATACTATTACTGACGACCAATCAAAACAAGAAATTAAAATACCTGAAACTTACTATTATATTGAAGAAGATAAGAGTCTTACTGAAATAACTCAAGACAATATTGATAATTATATTCTTCCTATATTTGGAACAGCTTGTCCTGAGTTTGGTAGTATTAATCCTTATGCTAATGGAGAATATTTTATTGTTGATAAAGGTTATGAAGTAGTTCAACTTATTGCTTTTCCTACTAAATTTTATGGTAGAATAGTTGAGCCACCTATTGAAAGTGAGTAAAAAGTCTGATTTGGTATTGTCGGAATTAGCTATTATTAGCTCTGAAATATATTTATTTGGGTATTGTGATAATTAGTATTATCTTTGAGTTATAAAGCTAATTTCGACAATTATCAATGATGTTCCCTCTACGGGGTAGTAAAGTTGCTAATGCTACAAATATGAAAGATATTATGAATAAAGAACAATTAGTTACACCTGTTGGTGGACATAAAACAGAATATCATTTTGCAGAGAATAATCATCTATATCTGCCATTTGATAATGATATAAGAACTACAAGACTTTCTGTTATTGAAGAATATAGACATAAAGGTCTTGTAGTTACTTATGTTGATACTGATGATGTTATTAATACTGAAATGTATATTTCTAATGAGATTGATGATGCTAATTGGACTAAATCTGTTAATTGGAAAAAATTAAATCTTTAATTTATGGATACTATAATTAATCAAATAATTTCTAATTTTGATTTTGCATATATGTTTGTTGTAAATATACTTACATATATTCTTATTAAGATTGTAGATTGGGCTAATGGTGATAAAGTTGTACCTATATGGCAAAAGAGATTATTACTGGTAATATCTATAATTATTGTTACTTGTGTTTATATTTCTGTAGGATATGATAATAAAATAATTCTTGTTAATTCTTCTATTGTTGCTCCTATTGCATGGTCTTGGATACTTAGACCTATATTTAATAAACTTGGTGCTGGATATAGACAACCAAAATAATTTTATATGAAAAATAATTATCCTGAAGTAAGTAGTTTTGCTAATAGTATTATGGAGAAAAATTATAATGCTACTAGAGAATCTAACGATAATAGTAAAGATGATTCTAATTTACTGAAAAGTAATAGTGATAGTCTTAACAAAATTAAAGAGGATAATGCAATTAATGTAGAAACTTTCAAAGATATTTCTAAGAAATTAGATGCTATTAATACTACTATAAATAATTATATTTTAAAACTTAATACTATTATTGAAAGTTTGTCTACTGCTATTATTACTATAAATTCTAATGTTAATGATGTTAAATCTGTTGTTTCTGAAATAAAAACTGATATTACAGATATTAATAATGGTATTAATTCTATTAATGATAGACTTGATGCTTTAGAAAATAATGAATCTGAAAATAAATAAAATATGGATAAAGTTATATTAGGTAGACTTGCTTCATTTAATCTATCTATGCAACAGAAAAAAGATTTAATAGAAGTAATTAAATATGTTGCTAAATATGGAGTAGAAGATGATAATGAAGAAGAAATTAAGAGACTTATTGCGTTTCTTAATCAATATAAGATTCAAGAAGATGGTACATTTCCTGATTTTGATTCTTATATAGCTAATTTTGATACTTTAAATAAAGAATTTAAGACATATATTGAAACTCATAAGAAAGAGCTTGAAGCTTATGTAAAGAAAGAAGATTATCCTGCTGAAGATATTGCTAAACTTATTGAGTTTTTGAAAAAATATGAAATTGGTGAAGATGGTTCTTTTGCTGATTTTGAAGAATATGTTTCTAACTTTGATTCTTTAAATACTAAATTTAATGATTATGTAACTTCTCATACTGAAGAACTTAAACAATATGTTAAGAATGAAACTATTGAAGAACTTAAAACTGATATTAATGATAAGTTCAGTGCTATAAATACAAAGTTTGAGGGAATAGAAAGTTTAATTTCTGAAATACAAACTAATATTTCTAATCTTAAACATATTCCTAATGGTGGTAAAGAGGGACAATTTATAGTTTCTGATTCTGAAGGTAATCCTGTTTGGACAGACCATACTTGTGTTCCTTCTGAAGATAATCAAGCTTATGGTATTGAATGGACAAAAAATGTTAATGTATGCACAAGAATTGGCAATATGGAACTTCATAAAACTTGTCCTATTCAAAACAGACTTAGAGGTTGTCTTCATTCTGGTAAGAATATACTTCATTGGTTAAATGCTGATGGGTGGGGTCTTGCTATGGATAATGGAGAAATTCCAGTTCTTGATGGAAGTATGGGGGATGTTGGAGTAGCAATGCCTCTTGAATATTTTGTAAAGGTTATTATATTTACCAATAAATATCAAATTTGGATTTCTGATAAAAATATTGATGGTACTTGGATAAGAATTAGTCCTTGTATTTATAGTCCTAATAAGACTTTAACAAGGATGAATGGTGATAAAGAAGAAGCATTTAATGCTTGTATAAAAGACGATGATGAAACACATGTTGGAGGTAATAAAAGTGAAACTTATACTGATAAGCTACACGGTCGTCCTCGAACAAGTATTACAATAGAAAAAGCTATTGAATTTTGTAATAATAGAGGTAACGGAATAAGAGTTATAGATTATCTTCATTATTGTGCTTTACAATTATTATATTATATTGAATATGCTAATTTTGATTCTCAAGCGTCTGTAAATAAAGAAATTAGTTCTGGAGGATTTAAACAAGGTGGTCTTGGTTTAGGAGTTACAAATTTGAATTGGGATAAATGGACTAATTATAATGGTAATAATCCCATTATTCCAACATACTTCCAAGTAGAAAATAACGTTGGGAATAAAAGTTTCTGTGATACTCCTTTTGTTTTAGGTACTGATTATACTGGAGACGATACAACATTAAATACAACTCCTGCTTATTTTCATGGCATTCATTTATTTGGAGATGTACGGAGTTTTATTGCAGATATTCTTATCGTTACTGATATGACTGATAAGAGTAGAGCAATAGTTTATAAACTTAAAGACGGTGTTAAAATTGGAGAAGTAAATAATACTAATATAAAAGAAAAATGTGATATTATTGGTTATCAAGCTAATTCTAATAATTATATTGAAGAATTTGATTTAAGTGGCGGTCCATATTTCATTCCTAAGTCTGTCGGAAGTAATAAGAAATATGATTATAATTATGTTAATTATACTAATGATGAAACAATCAGAATAGCCCTGGTTGGTGGTGGCGCTCATCGCGGTTCTAATGCTGGAGTTGGCGACTTCAATTCTAATTGGGTTCAGTCTAATGCTAATGCTAACGTTGGCTTCTTTACTATTACTGATTTAGATTAATCATATCTTATTTATATTATTAGTTATATTATCATGCAGCCATAGTTAGTAGTAACGCTAATAACGGTTCTAATGCTAACGTTGGCTTCTTTTGTATAATTAAAATAAATAATAAAATTAAATATAATAATGTGTACGATAATATAACTATGCCTCTTGGCAAAAGATAAAGTTATTTATAAGAACATAGTGTTGGTAATGATGTATTTTATCATACTAATACTCTTATTAGAAAATCTATAAAACTTAGAATTACTCGTTTAGTTAATAGATATGTTAATAAGAAAATTACTAAGAAAGAATTTAAAGTTAGAATGTGTGCTTACTTTGGTTGGTTAAAATATGCTGATTCTAAACATTTTCTTTATACTATACAATGTAAAACTGGTATTAAATGGTCTAATTGGAATGGTAAAGAAATTGGTATAAGTAAATTCTATAATAAATATGTTAGAATAATTAATATTATGTTCTATAATAAATACTATAAGATATGCTGTGTTAGAAATGGTATTCCTCGTATTGAAGCTACTGGAGTAAATATTAGTTCTACTGCTGTTACTTTTAGTTTTCAGAGGAATGCCTTTTATAACAGAAATTTTGCTGGACTGATTATATTCAGACTTCCTGCTTATACAGCTCCTACAACTGCTGTTCCTGTTATTTTTGATACCGATGGTGAAAGTCAAGCTGTTACTACTATTGGTGGAGCAGCTGTTACTTCTGCAGAACTTAATCAATCTGGTATATATCTTGGATTTTATGATGGTAATACTCTTCAATTATTAACTGGTGTTTAATATATGTTTAGTGCTTTAGTTCAAAATAGTGTATTTTATATCTTAGATAAAAATACTAAGCCTACACTTACAGTTGGTAAAGTTGTTAAGGCAAATACTAATCCTCAATATTATGGTCTTGCAAATCAAGAAATTGATATTACTGTTGAAGCAAACGGAGATACTTATGAATTTAAGAAAATTCCTGCAAATCTTTCTATAGTTAGTCCCTCTCAAGGTATTGTTATTTCTGATAATCCTGAGGATATGACTAAAGAATTTGAAACTATGGTTAAGATTAGTCAACAGACTATTGATAGTATTGATTATCATAGAGGAGTTATTGAAAGTAAAGATAGTATTTTATCAATACTTAATCCAAGATTTGCTAAAGAAAAAGAACAAGAGAATAAGTTTAATGCTTTGGAAACAAGAGTTGGTAGTATGGAAAAAGGTATAGATGATATTAAAACTATGTTGTCTAAAGTGCTAACTAATAAATAAGGAGATAATAATATGTATATAGTAGAAATTACAGAAGATAAAGTTGATGGTATCATTGAACATATGTCTAAAGGACTTAAATGTTTTAATAAAGCTATCGAATGTTTGGAAGATGCCAGAAGCGGTTCTCGCATGAATAGACGTAGTTCTGATGCTGGCAGTAGAGTTGATGATGATTTTGATGATTATGATGACGATGAGCGATACGGTAATCGAGGTATGCGTCATAATCGCGGTGGCGGACGTTATAGCCGTTACTAATGTTTAATTGGTAGGGGCATTATTGCTCCTACCTTTATTTTTATCTATATGAAACATACACTTTAGATATTTATGAAGATATGCCTGTTGGTATGAAAAGGTATATTAATAATTTTGGTTGGCATTTTAATAAGAAGGCTTATGATTATGCTACAAAATTAATGACTAAACGAAATCCTAAAACTAATAAGGAAGAACATATAGTCCCTTATACTAAAGAAGAAGTAGATAATCTTCTAAAAGAATATGATATTGAATTGAAAAATAAAATAATGCATGATTATGTTTTTGCTGCTACTATGTGTAAAGCTGATTATCTTGGTAGTTCTATTGAAGATGAAAATCATTTAATAAAGTATGTTAAAGATACAGTTGATGATGTTGATGCAAGTGATGAAACTACTTTTAGAAGATGGGTAGCTACTATGGTTGGAAATGGTATTCCTATTGATTGGTATGAGATATGTTAAGACAATATTTTACTATTCCTAAATATAATTGGAAAGTATATGTTTATTATCATGTAAATAGTTATTATATAGATGAAATTCTTAAAAGATTACGAATTATTGGTTGTTCTGATAATTACATTAATGATGCTTATAATAGCATGTCTAATAATAAACTAAATACTGGATTTACTTATTCTAACTCTAATATTAGATGTTCTATTATTGTGATTTCTAATACTTCTACTCCTGCTCAATTTATGAATAGTTATGACCATGAAAGGTATCATTTAATTACTCATATATTAGAGAAGTTTAATATTAATCCTTATAGTGAAGAAGCTGCTTATTTAACTGGATATATTGGACAACTTATGTTCCCTAAAGCTAAAAGGTTTTTATGCAAATGTCATTGTGAATAATCATAATTCTAATAAATGAGTTTTTATTGCAGTAGTATATTATAATAAATATGCTACTGCAATTTTTTTATATAAATAATTTAGATTTAATGCTGATATTTGAAACAAATATATTATATTTGTCCAAAATCATAGCAATTATAAACTAACTAATAAAAATAATATTGATATGGCTTCTATTGCACAACTTGTTTCAGAGATTGCTCATTCTGTTAAGCAACCTGATAGTATCCCTGTTCGTCGTGCTATTAAACTTGGTATAATTCATGCTCGTAACGAAGTTATTAGACGTAGTTATAGTAACCATAATTATACTGATAAAGTTCTACAACAGAGATTTAAACTTACTATTACTGATGTTCCAGATGGAGATATATTTGGTACTGATAATCTTAATATTGCTAAAGTTAAAAGAACTATTAATAAAGTTCCTCGTCCTGTTCGTCTTACCAATAACTTGCCTTTTCATTCTGTTCGTACTGTGGGTATGAAAAATCCTATTGAAATTGCTTTTGTTAAAGAAGCATCTGCTCAATATTATGGAAAACTTCCCGGTATGTGTCCTGCTATTACTTATGATTATATCAATGAATATATTTATATTAATATTCCAGAAAATAGTAAATTTTCTACTCTTGGTACTATTATAGTTGAATCTGTATTTGAATATCCTCATTTAATTAAAACTGAAACTGTTGAAGGCAAATTAGACATTGATAATATTGATGATAATGATGAATTTCTTCTTCCCGAAGATATGATTAGTTCTATTAAGAAAATTATTCTTGAAACATGGAATACTAATATAATTAGAGATACTAATGAAATATCTGCTGAAAATATTATAAGATAAAGATAAAATATGATTCCAGATATTACTATTAAAGGTTATTATCTTCAATTTATACATAATGCTAAAATAGATATAGCTGAATATAATAAAAATCTTGAAGTTATTAAAACTTCAAAAGAAGAAGTATATAATTATCTATTTGAACATATTGAAGACATTAAAGATAAATTTGATATTATTCTTTCATCTTATGATAAAGAGTGGAATAATAAAGAATATAATTCTTCTGAATATCTTTATAATACTGTTATTAAAAAATTATCTGTTATTTCTGAAACTACTGATAGAAGTTTACTTATTCAAATTACTAAATATTGTAATATACTGCGTAATGAACATAAATATAATAAATTAATTGTTATAGCAAGTAAACGTAAAGATATTAAATTTAATACTTATCGTAAATATATAACAGCTTATTATAATAAAGTACATAAATGTGTACTTGAAGGAATGGGATATAAGTTTAGTTATGGTATAGGTACGTATGTTATAAATCATTGGAAACTTGATACTACTCGTATCAAACATAAAGTTCATTTAGATTATGCAGCAACAAATGCCAAAAAGAAAGAACTTATTTCTAAAGGAATAAAATTATATGATGACAAAGAAGCTGCTTGGTATGCAGCAAGGCATATTCCTTATAATGCTGTAGATTATAGAGTTTATAAAGAAGATACTAATTGGTATGAATTTACTTTTATTAAATCTTCTATATTTAGAAGTAGTAATTTAGATTATCAACGTACTGAATATGTAGCTTCTAAATATAGAGGTATGTCTTATATTCAAATGGCAAATCAATTATGTAACACTTTAGATGATATTTATAATCTTCAAGTTGATATTAAATATAAACTTAATATACTTTTATATAAGTATCCTACTAAATATTTGAATTATGTCAGAAATGCTGAACAATGTAAATACAAACGTGGAGCGCATAATAGCTAAGATTGACAACGATTTTAATCCTAATAATAGTGATTGGATACCTCGTGTCGGTGCTTGGTGTATTGACGCTATGGCACAATTAGATATTCTTCGTACTAAACGTAAGAAGAAAAAGCTAATTGTTATAGATAGAATTGCTTATTCTGATTGTCCTCTTACTAATAATAATATTAAAATATATGATAATAGGGGATGTAAAATAGAAGAAGCTAAAGATAGCAATGCTTGTAATGATTGTCCCTCTACGGGGGAGTCCGCGAGTGAAACGAGCGGTACAAGTATTGATATTACTCCGTCTACAATTAATGCTATTGAAACTGGAAATAAACAAGCTCCAGATTATGTTATAGCTAATACTGTTAATGATAAATATCCATTTAGATATAATGTTCAACATTATACTTTAGGTAATAATACTAAAAACTATAATTATGTTATAGTAAATAACGATAAAATTGAATTAAATTTTGATACTGATTTTATTTATATAGAATATGATTATATTGAAACAACTTGTAGTGAAAGGTTTGGATGTGAACTTCCTGTAATTCCCAATAATGGACTTCTTATAGAAGCTATTGCTTATTATTGTATGTATAAAATGTTATGTAGAGGATATAAACATCCTGTGTTTAATCTTCAAGCTTCTCAATATGGAACTAATCCATATTATATGTGGACTCAACTTAAAGATGAAGCTAAGAGAAGTATTTTGAACAATAGTATAGATGATGCTTCTAAATTATTTCGTTCTAATTTATTTATTGATACTTTTGACCCAAGAGGATAAGCTATGAATATTTCTCCTAAACTTCAATTAAATTTACATCCTAAAGATGCTGAAAATTTATCTTTAGTTACTGCTCTAAATGTTAAACTTGCAAATGATGAGAGTTGTATTACTAATGAAGAAAGTATTGTAGAAAATACTTTTATTCGTAATAAATTAAATGAATATTACGGTTCTAATAATTATACTATTGTAGCTATAATACCTTGTAATGTAGAACTTGTTATTATATCTGTAAATAATGATGATTCAACAAAAGCTCAAATATTTAGATATAAAGAAGCTACGTCTACTGTTGAAGAATCTATGAAATGTGTTTATGGAAACAATAGTACTAATTATCTTAAATATCATGGTGGAAAAATAAAAGGAACATTTACTTATAATGTAGAAAATAGTCTTATTATAGCTATTGCTGAATATGATGGTATGGAAGAGAAAATACCTCTTCGTACTATTAATCTTGGAAATTATGATGATGAAACTATTTTTAATGATAAAGAAGTTCCAGATAGTGTACTATCAATATCTCCTGAAGTTTATATTCCAGCAATGAGAAATCTTAGCTATGTTAAAGGTAATGCCTATAAAGGATGGTATTATCTTTTTGTTCGTTTTAAGATTAACTCTGTTGATTATACACAATGGTTTAGTTTTGGTTTTCCTATATTTATTGATACTCTTGAACATTATGCTGTTACTAAATATGCTTTTAGACAAAAGATAACAGGAATGAATAATCAAGGTGCTCATGCTATTGTTATTCCTCAAGAACCAGAAGATGGTTTTTGTGCTGGATGTTCTGATTATTTTAGTAATACTTCTGATATAGCTAATGAAACTTTTAAAATAGATATTATTTTTAATTCTAAAAATAATGTATATGATAAATATCAAATAGGTATTATATGTGCTTCTAAAAGTTATACTAAAGCTTTTAGAACTTCAGATATTAATGCTGATTTTGGTTCTTATGGTAGTTATACTAAAGAATTTATACTTAATAATGCTTCTTTAATTGAAGCAAGTGCTGAAGAGTTTATCATAGATAATTATAATTATTTTGATGTAAAAAATATTATTAACTATCAAAATAAACTTTATATTTCTAATTATAAAGAAAATAATGCTAATGATAAAAATATAGAAAATCTTGTAGATAATATATCTCTTAGTTTAGTAAAGAGTTCTATTATAGGAAGTAGTATATCACGAGATTATACTATAATGAGTGATAATGATATTGGTGGATATAATAATCAATATGAAGGTGATGGTAATGGTATTCCTGCAACTTCTTTCTTTAATGTTCATGATACTACTAATATATACATATCTGGTACTTGTACTATATATACTAAAGATGGTAATACTACACAAAATACTTCAAAAGTAGCTCAAGCCAGAAATATATATATTATAGAAAAAAGTAGTGATATTACTCCTGGTACTTTTGGTTATTCAAGAAAATATACTATTCCTGACTTTATAAGTTTTATTATAGTAGATTCTAATTATGAAACTTGGGAAACTACTGTTTATAAATTTACTGGAGTTGTTACTTTACGATTAGAATATAATAATGATTCTAATTATTCTACTTTAGAAATTAATTGTGATAAGTACGCTATTAATAGTGGAGTTAATTATTTAAATCCTAATAATTCTTTTGATACTCGTAAAAAGCAACATACTCTTATTGAAGGAGAAGTATATAATTTCTTTATTCATTATGTAGATAAATATGGTCATTGTACTAATGGATATAGAATAAATAATAATATAAAATACTATGGTGAAACTTCTCCAAATTCTGAGATTGTTCCTATTCCATTTACTTATAATGGTAAGACATATTATGGTGCTGCTCCAATAGATAATAATGTTGCTGTTCATGGTTATGTATATGATACTGTTGATTATGATTTAAATACAAGTGGTATTCGTATATATTCTAATATTAGTGGTACTACTTTAACAGGTGATGTTACTTCAAGTATTCTTACTGCTTTCTTACAGTTATTTAGAAGTTTTGCTTCAAGTGATTATCTTAATGTTAAATGGTATCAAATTACTTCTGGATTTGGATTTAATAATTTTCTTCCTTATATAAATAATAATGGAGATAGATTATTTAGAGTTCCTATTAATAGTCATGGAGCAACATCAATAAATAGATATTTATATAATATTTCTGGAGTTACTATTCCTGAAGGTTATGTTGGTTGGTTTTTATCTTATGAAAAATTTGAACCAATTAAACGTGTTACTGGTATTTTTACTCGAAATGATTTTAGAAGTCAAGATTGTGTTATAAATGAAGATGGTACTTTCTTTAAATTATATACTGCTAATTGTCAAAAGTCTGATTTAATGTATTTTTATAGTGGTCAATATGATATTTCTGATTCTATTAGACTTGATTATAATTTACTTAGAATTGATGCTATAAATTGTTTTGACCCATTAGATATTCCTAATTGGGATTATAATCAACGAGGTAATGCTTATAAGTTCTGTCATGATATGAACAAACCTCAAGTTGATAGTTATAAACTTAAACAAACTGATAAATCTGAAACTACTGTAAATGTAGAAGAATTTGAAACTGCTCCTGCAATGTATGCTACATCAGAATATAAATTAGCTATTGCAGATAGTGCTGCAGATGGTAGAATGGGTCTTGGTACTACTTTACAAATGAAAGATGCTTATAATCTTTTTCCATCTTATATTCCAACTGCTAATAATAAATATAAAATAAAAATATATAAAGCTACTTTATTTAATGCAAGTAGAGACATTTATATGTCTAATGATAAAACTCTTATTAGATGTACTAATATACAATATAGTACTTCACTAAGTAATGATGATAAAGATGCTAATGGTGTAATGACTTATGATGGATGTTTAATATATGAAAATCCTGGTTTTACTTTTAATACTTCTAATAATATAGCATATAGAACTAAAATTAATAATAAATATTATACTTCTGAAGCTGACAGAAAACATACTTGGGAATTAAATGTTCCATTTTTAGCTTATTGCCAATTTCCTGTTGTTGATGACCATTTTTATGAAAGTAAATGTTTTAAGAATGAACCTACTGGATATGTATTCTATGTAAGACAAGATACAAGTAATCTTGATAAAGCTAATGAAAATAATAAATTTCAAACAGGTTGTATAGTTACTCCAGCAAATAGTATTGATTTGTTTGAAAATCGTCAAGGTAGTTCTGATGCGTTTAATTCTAAATCATTTACTAATTATAGAGAAGATTTAGTTTCTGTTGATAATTATAATAAAACTGTTAGACGTAGTGATGTAATTCAAGATGAAACTCGTGTTAATGGATGGAGAACATTTCCTGTTGAAGCATATAAAAATATTTCTGAAAATAAAGGTATTATTACTAATTTAATTGGTATTGGTACTATTCTTCTTGTTCACACTGAACATAGTTTATTTATGTTTAATACTGATAATACTCTTGAAACAAAAGATAAAGCTATTCAACTTAGTCAACCAGATGCTTTTGATGTTAAATATCAAGAAGTATTTACTTCATCATTAGGATATGGTGGATTACAAGATGATAAATCTTTTGTTGTAGACCAATTTGGATATACATTTTATAATAATGATTTTCATCGTTTTTATAATTTTGATAATGGTCAATTAAATACTATGGATGATGATATTATTCAATGGCTTGATAAATACAAACCTTATAATGTACGATTTGCTAATGACAAATTTAATAATCGCATTCTTATTAAAATGAATTATAAAGTAAATAATATCGAAAAAGATGTTGTTCTAAGTTATAATTATAATGCTAATCATTTTGTTAGTTTACATAGTTATTATTTTGATGAGGCTTATAATACTAAGTCTAAACTTTACTTAAAATGTAATGAAGATACTCATACTGATTGTTCATTACATCAATTTGTTCAAGATGGTAGTTCTTATGGTAATGCAGATAATGTTAAAAATAAAATTAGAAGTACTACTTTACTTCCTGCTAAGATAGGAATTATAATTAATGAACAATATGATAATGTTAAATTCTTAGAGCATATTACTTATAAATTGAATAAACTTGTAAATCCTACTAAAATTGATTATACTTACTCCCCCGTAGAGGGAATGGTTACTCCATATAGTGCTGATTTACTTAAAGTATATAATAATGAGGTTGATACTGGAGAGCTTGATATTCTTATTAATAAAGAAGAAGCTAAAAATGTATTCTGTAATTATAAAAAACCTTATTGGGAACTTGGTAATTGGAATTATAATTATCTAAGAAATAATATTGCTAATTATGATAATTATGGTGATGCTTTTACTATGAGCAGACTATATGGTAATTATTTTGTTGTAGAATTTACATTTTCTAATAGTGATAATCTTAAGATTGAATTTGAAGAACTTAAATATAATATAACTAAATAATTTACAAATATGAAACGTAAAGTTATTAATGATAATGGTCGTCCAAAAGCATTTATTGGTGCAGCTATTGGAGCAGTGGGAAACCTTGTTGGTGGTATTATTGGTAAACGTAAGCAAAAGAAAGCTCAAGAGAAAGCATATAGACAAGCTCAAGAGGAACAAACAAGAAGCGAAGGTGTTCAACAAGCTGCCGCTATGAGTGCTCAATATGCTAATCAAGACTATGTTGATGAATATCGTAATAAAATTACTCTTAAAAATGGTGGTAAAGTTAATATGAAAAATAAAGGTAATGACCGTATAGCTCTTGCCAAAAAGTTCAAATGTGGTGGTAGAAAAAGAGCTAATCTTGGAAGTGAAATTGTTAGTGATTTCAAAAATATTGGACAAGAGTTTAAAGGTGATAATCTTGGTAATACTATTGTTTCTGGAATTAATGGTATTGCTGGAGCAATAAATGGAGGGTCTAATAATACTAAACCTAATTATACAGGTAGTTTACAATCTACTGCTACCACAGCAGGATATATTAGTTCTTCTAAAGAAATTGCTCGCAATGCTGAATTAAAGAAACAACAAAAAACTACTGCTGCTAAATATGGAACTCGTAGAAAAGCATTATTTGGAATTGGTAGTGCTATTAGTGGTGTAAGTAATATGATTGGTGCTGCTACACAATCAACTATACCTCAAAAACAAGTTAAGAAATCTGATGGATTTGCTTATGATACTCCTAAAACTGGTATTGAACAGAATAGTTATCAAACAGATGCTAATGGTAATCCTGTTAATGCAGTTAATACTAATAATGCTGCTGGTAATGAGTATGCTGACCGACTGAAACAAGCTCGATTTGGTACACGCAGAAAGACAAAACGCTCTAAATAAGCTATTTTTAGCTATATGCTGATTTTAATATATAAAGTCTTAGGATAGTTCAATACTTAAACATATTGCTATATATAGCTTAAAATCAATTCATAATAATTCATATTTTTATGAAAAAGAAAGTTCTTAAACCTAATGTAGTTAGAGGTGGAACTGCTGTTCCTTTAGGGGCTAACTACTATTATATGGCTGGACGTAAACATAAGAACGGTGGCATTGATATTGGAAGAAATCCTCGTACTGGTCTTGAAGTTGAGGGTGGTGAAGTAATGCACATTGGAAAAAATGAAGTTAAAGTATTTAGTTCAGTTCCTTTTCTAAATGGTAAATCTCCTGCTCAAAAAGTTATGGGTGGAGAAAATCCTAATAGAGTTTTTAATCAACAAGAAGAATTTAAAGATAAACACAATATGAATGATAATGGTACTAAAAGAAGTCCTCGTAAAGCTAAACATGGAGGACTTTATTCAGTTACAATTAATGGTAGGACTAAATTAAGGATGTTTCCCTCTACGGGGGAGTGGAATAATAGATATGATAAAACTCGTCGTACTAAAAAAGCTGGAGGTGGTCCTAAAGGTATTAATCCTGATTTATATGAAGAAGATGATGGTTATGAATATAACCCATCTTTAAGTCCATCTATTAATGATGAACTAAGAGAAGAACATATAGAATCAAAGAAAAAAGATACTATTGGGCAAAATCCTAATCCTACAAATAGTACTTCGTCTACTAATAATGCTGATAAAAAAGACAAAAAGAAAGATAATTGGTTTAATCGTACTGCTAATAAAGTTGGAAAATATATAAGTGATAATCCTGAAACTATAATTGATGGGATAGGACTTAGTTCTAATATAATAGGTGGACTTGTATCTCATAAAATGAATAGAGATATGCTTAATAAATTAAAATATAATCGTGCACCTATTGCTCGTAAAGCTGCTAAACTTAAAACTCGTATTAATATAAATCCTCAACTTGATAAAATGCGAGAAACGCTTGCAGCTTATGAAAGAAGTGTTGATAATAATACAGCAAGTTCTCGTGTTGCTCTTGCAAGAAAACAACGTGCTCGTCTTGCAAATATGTTGTCTACTAATGAACTTTATGGTAGTAAAGAAAATATTGAAACTGAATTGATTAATAAAGATAAACTTAATCAACAATCAGTAACTGATGCTAATATTAGAGATTATAATGATTGGAGTGAAAAGAAAGCAGCTTTTGATAATGCAGTACTTGAAAAGAAAGCAGAAAATGATGTTTCTCTTATTAATACAATAAATACTGGAGTGCAAGATGTTATTAGTAGAACAGAAAAAAGAAAGTCTGAAAGACAAACTCGTCTTACAATGATGGCGGCTAATCCTAATGTAAATCCAAGAATACTTAAAGCTATGGGCATAAAAGGTATTACTGATAAAGATATTGAAGCTTATGATAAAGCTTATGGTAAAAAGAAGAAAGGTAAAAAGTCTTCAGATAATGATTAAAATAATATTACTAATATGAAAACATTTGATTATATTTCTCGTGAGTACGTACCGTCTATTGACCTTAATACTTTAGGTAAAACGTATGATACTCTTGAACAAGGACATAAAGAAGCAGTAAAGGCTGCCTCTGACCTTGAAGTTACAATGGCTAATCTTGACTTAAATGAAGCTGAAAGTGAATGGCGTCAGCAAAAGATTAACGAGATTAAAGAAACTGTAGCTGAAAATACTATTTATGGTAATTCTTATGCTGCTCTTGATGATATTATTGCTAAAGCTGGAAATCTTGCTTCTGACCAAGGCATGATAGGTCGTCTTCAAGCTCAAAAAGATTATAAAGCTTTTAGAGAAAAAGTTGAAAATGATAAAACTCTTCCTCAAGATTATAAAGATTATTATCTCGAAAATAATCCTTATCATTATGAAGATACTTATGATAAGAATGGTAATATTATTGGTGGTACTAAATGGACACCTAATAGTTCTCCTACTGCTATTGTTCCATTGAGTCAACTTGTTGTACAAGGAATTTCTATTGCCGCTAAAGAATCTGGTGGTGGTACTATGACTCGTTGGTTAGATTCTAATGGTAAAGTTACTACTGACCCATCTAAAGCTTTTGATGGAGAAGTTTATAATAGTACAACTAATCAATGGGAACGTCTTAGTCGTGAAAAGATTTGGCAAGGTATTAATTCTATGATAGCTTCTACTCCGGGTGCTATTGAAAGTATTAAACAAGATTATAATGTTGCACGATGGAGACATGATAAAGCTGTTAAAGCTAATGATAATAAACCATTTGAAAGTGATGTTACTGATGCTAATGGAATTTATCTTTCCGAAGAACAATATCTTCGTAAAAGAGTTGACCCTGCTGTTCAAGCAGCTTCTTATTATAATTCTGTAAGCAAAACTACTTATGGTAATGGTCTTGCAACATATAAAGCTGCTCAAGCAAAAGCTGCCGCAGCTGCTGAAGCTGAAAGACTTAGAATGTCTGAAGCAACTATGAATGGACGTAATACTCCTGTTGAAATAAAAGTAGATGCTGCTGCTGAATTTATTTCTACTAAAAATATGGCTGAAAATAATATTAAATCTTTATATAAACAACTTACTGGTAGAAATCTTTTTATTGAGCCTGGTACTATAAATAATATGAAGCAACTACTTGATAAGTATAATATTCCTGCCGCAAATAGACAACAAATATATGCTAATGTTAGAGCATATAATGAAGCTAATACTAATCTTAATGCTTATACTGCTAATATGTCTAATAAAGATAAAGCTAATTTTTTATTTGCTGCTCGTATTAAATCTGGAGGACAACTTATTTCAAGTAAAAATGGTGGTTCTGAATATGATGATAAACTTATTAATAGTATTAACAGTTTGTATGGTAAAGACGGACAAACTGCTGTTATTACTTTAAGTGATAAAACATTACAAAATGTTGATAATATTATTAATGGCGGAGAATATGAAGGCTATTCTAAATTAGGTATTAGACGTGAGGGTAATAAAATTATTATTCCTAAGTCTGCAATGTATTCTTTACCTATGATTTCTTCTATTATTGAAAAAGCAGAAACTCGTGCTAATAAAGGATTTTGGGGCACTGGATATCAATTACTTACTCAAGGAAGAGGTCGTTTTTCTGTTGATATTCTTGATGGAAATGGTATTAGCATACATTCCGGAGAAAATAGAATAAGATATGCTAATGAATCTAATCCATATGGTACTTCTGAAAGAGAATTAAGTTCTGATACAGATAGAAATACAATTCGTAGAATGGCTGGAATATATAATGATGGTGTAGAAGAGACTACTAAACTTACTAATAAATATAAAGTTGCTCCTACTACAATAACAGTTAGTAGTCTTAATCTTGATGGTAATCATTTTACTGATGCTACTCTTCTTGACCAATATAATAAAGGTTTAATTAGTAAAGAACAATATTCTACTTATAAAAAGTATTATGATGATTCTTTTGAAAATATTATTAGAGGACTTGATTTTAGTCAGAATCAAATGTATATGACTGAAGAAGGTGGTACTCGTAAATTAGTTGAAGATAGTGTAGAAAGATTTAATTATGGTTCTGAAATTCTTCAAGCTGTTAAAGATAAACGTGCTGTATTTAGTCCTACTATTGTTCCTGGAAGTTATGACCCATTAACTGGTGCTCCTATTTCTGGATATAATATTACTATTTTACCTAAAGTAGATAGTAAAGGAAATGTTGTTGGTGATGGCAAACAAAAAAGATTTTATATTCCCGGAATGATTAATGAAACTGCTTCTCAATTTATGATGCAAGACCCTTATGTTCAAGCATTTAATACTATTGCTATAACAGGAGCAACTAAATCTACTCATATATTATCTGATTCTAATCTTAATCCTCGTATTGGTAATGTATCAATAACAGGACTCGGTAATAATATGTATCAAGTTCAATTTGGAGGTTTAACTAATGTTATAGGACAAGAAGATGCTACGCTTCTTACAACAGCAATAAATGATTATAATTCTGCTAAAAATTCTTTTATGTCATCTGATGAAAATACTATCAATCAAAGAATAAGAAGTACTATGGCTAATTCTGCTAAAACTATTGGACAAATATATGGTGTTGCTCCAGAAGCTGTTCTTGATAGATTAATTGAAGATATTTATACAATACAGTAATACTATGAATATAGATGATTTTTTGAAGAATGGAGTTAGTGTTCCTAATCCTAATTATAAGAAACCCAGCAAGAAAAATCCTGCTGGGTCTCCTAAATTTATCCAAAGTGATAATTATAATGATGCTTTAGATTATGGAAGCAGAATAGGTAAAGCTCTTGCTGCTAATAGTTATGATTTAACGCATCTTAATACTGGTACTGAAAAATGGGATGATTATGGTGTACATATTAATCCTGTTAATACTGAAGAAGAACTTCAAAGAGAACGTGCTAATAATCAATCTGCTCTTGAACAAGCTGGTAATGCTGTTGTTCAAGCTGTAGGAAATGAAGTAATTCTTGGTACAGCTTTAGGTCTTAGTAATCTTGTAGATGCTGCAATAAATATAGGAGCGGAAGAAGGTGAAAATGATTATACTAATCCTGTTAGTACTTGGTTAGAAGGACTTCAAAATGATGTTCGTAATAGATTTGAAATATATCAAAAAGACCCTAATGCTACTTGGGCACTTGGAGATTTTGGATGGTTGGCAAATAACTCTGTTAGTATAGCAAGTACTGCTTCTATGCTTATTCCAAGTACTGCTGTTGTTAAAGGTCTTGGTGCTCTTGGTAAAATAGCTAATATAGGTACAAAAGCTGCACGTCTTGCTGCTCGTGTTACTAAAGCTGTTACAGGTACTACTCGTTCAACTGCTCGTCTTGCTAAATCAATAGGTGTTAGTACAGAAATAGGAGCCAATGCTTTTCTTTCTCGTACTATGGAAAATTATCTTGAAGCAAGAGGTGTATATACAGATGTGAGAGATAATACTCTTAGTCGTATTCAACAAATGTCTGATGAAGAAAAGCAAAAAATGATTGAAAGAAATCCTCAACTTGCTGGCAAGACAGATGAAGAAATGGCTAATTATATTGCTGGAGCAAGTGCTGATGAAACTTTCCGTAATGACTATGCTATGCTTCTTATGGATATTGCTCAATTTAAAGCTATTGGGAGTCTTTGGAAAGGAATGACTAATAAAACTGCTACTGCTGCATTAAGACAAGAAAATAAAAAAGCTATTAAAAGTCTTGTAGGAGAAACTACTGAAAATGCTACTAAAGCTACTTCTAAAAATTCTTGGTTATCTAATAGATTAGATAGAATTAAAGAAGGATTAAAACATCCTCTTACTACTGCTGGAACTATTGAATGGTCTGAAGGTATTGAAGAAGGTTATCAAGGTATTCAAACTGAAAAAGGTAAAGAAGTTGCTGAAATGATTCTTGACCCTGAATTTACTCCTCGTACAATAGGTAGTTATCTTACTGATGGAGAAATATGGGAACAAGCTTTTTGGGGCGTTCTTGGTGGTATGGGTTTTCAAGTTGCTGGTAAAGCATTAGGAAATCTTTATCGAAAAGGAGAAGCATTATATAAACATAAAAGAGGTAAACTTAGTGATGAAGATTTTGCTTCTAATATGACTGCTAAAGAAAAAATAAGAGCTTCTGAAATAAATAATCGTGCTGCTATGAATAAGAAGTTTGTTGATGATATGAAACTTCTTAATGACCTTAAAAGTCCTGATGAATATAGAGAAGACCCTATTACTGGAGAACGTCTTAAAGAAGATGGTGTAGATGTTAATAAATCAATTACTCCTGAAGAAGCAGAAATTAAAAAGTCTAAACTTGTAAACGACTATGTTTCTGCTATGGCTATGAATGCTGTTGATGCTGGTAATTATGATTTATTTAAAGAATATGTTTCAAGTCCTGAATTTGATAAATATTTTCAAGAAGCCGGGTTAGAACTTAATGCTGGAGATAGACAATTTAGCCAACAAATGCTTGAAAGAGCAGATGAAGTTGCTAATAATTATCAAACTAATTTATATAATGTTCTTAGAAATACAGAAGTAGAAAATGATTCTGTTGTAAGAATTGCTGCTCGCGAGATTACTCGTGAGCAATTAGCAGTTAATGAACTTTCTGAAAGAAGAGATTTATTAGAAGATAAAATAAATGAACTTAATACTGCTGATTCTACATTAATAGATAATTATAGACGTAAAGCTATAACTAATTATGTTAAAAAACAACTTGCTCAAATTGATAAAATGGAGCAAGTTATGTATGAAGATTATAGAAATCATAATATTACTGAACAAGCTAAAAATCAATATGAAAGAGATTATAATCATCGTAGAAAAAGTCTTATTAAATTTCTTAATGATAATAATCCTTTTGAAGGTGATGTTGCTAAACAAATACAATCACTATATGAAAATATAGGTATTAATGACCAAGCTATTTCTTCTGAAATAAATAAGACTATGAATGTTATTGAAAGTTTTATTACAGGAGAAGATGCTGGCTCATTACCTAAGGCTGTTACTGAACTTATTGATAAACAAATTGGAGTAGAAGATGCTCTTTCATTTACTGAATTTAATCTTCCTAAAACTCAAGAAGACTTTGTTGAACGTGTAAGTGATACAGAACAACAAGTAGATAAACTTTCTAAGAAAAGACTTGATGATGCTGCTAAAAAAGTTGAAGATTATATTAGACAACAAGATGATTTACAAAAAGCTATAAATGATATTATGGCTGGGAATGTAGAAAGTCTTAAAAAAGAACTTGACATACTTAAAATTGGATATTATAGTACTGATGGTTATACCAGAAGTATAATGGCTACTGTTCGTGAAGAACAATCTAAACGTAGAAAACAACAAGAAGCAGAACGAGAAGTTGTTGTAGATGGTTCTAAAGGTTCAGAAAAGAAAGCTGCTGAAGTAAGAGAAAATATTAATGCTGTTAATGATGCTGCTGAAGCTAATAGCAATAAGGGGGAAACTGACTCACAACCATCTCCCTCTACGGGGGAGGAAACATTAACTCCACAACAACCTCGACAAGCACCTACTCAAACTGCTGAAAAAGAAGCTGCTAAAGCAACTATTACTGCGGAAGAAGTAGAAGGTTTTGATAAAGTTGCTGTTGCTGATGCTGCTAAAGTTGCTGAGGCTTTCAATATGAATATTGATGAAGAAGCTGTTGGTAGAGCAAGTACTATTGCTTTTGATATTTTCAAAACATCTCGTAATATATTTGATGATGCTTTAGGAAAAGATATTAATAGTCCTGAAGTTCAACGTCTTATTACTATAATTACTGAACGTCTTGAAGAGCAAGGTGTTAGTGTTGGATTTGCTCCAGCTGCGGCTAAAAGAGGTGCTCGTCTTGCTCTTAATATGATAAGTAGAAAACTTGCAAGTAGGAAAGATAGTAAAGCAGACTTATTCAAAAATCTTGCTGATAGTATTGCTGCTAAAGCAGACATGACAAAAGATATGGCGGCTATTACTAAATCCCTTAATGATGCTGAATTAGATACTATTATAGATAGACTTCTTGATACATATAGAGAATATAAAGATATTGCTACTCCTAAAGGACAGAAAGTTATAATTAATCTTGAACGTTTATTTAATGATATTATTTATAACGAAGACATAGGTATTGATATTGATACTGCTATGCATATTCTTTATAATATGCGTGATTATATTACCAATCCTCTTAATACTAAATATGAATTTACTCATAGAAGAAGTCTAAATGCTATACTTAAAAATCCTGTTGAGTTCTTTAATAGTGTTACTAATGCAAGACTTGAAGAAGTTCAACTCGATAATTATATGCATATTTCTCCAAGTAGTAGACGTACTGAAGAATATGAAAAACTTATTGCAGGATTAAATGGAGGAGAAGATGTTGAAATAGAATATTTGCCAGATAGAAATGGTAATCTTAATTCTATTAGTCTAAAAGTAAATGGTAAAGAAATAGGATTTATCTCTACTGTTACTCCTAATTCTACTAATACTGGATATAAAGTATTTATCAGTAAATATAGTGGAGGTATTGCTTATAATATAACTCAAGACGGAGAAAATTATTCTTCTAATAGTGATGCTTTATTTAATGCTATATTTGATACTAATGATGTTCTTTGGGATATTGTAAATAAACAGCATCGTCATAATCTTAATAGTGGAAATAGAGCTATTAATGATGAAGAGATTTCTAAATTTATGAATCATCCAGTTATTAAGAAAGCTATTGCAGATGGTGTTATAGTTCTTCCTAAAAAATGGGATGAAAGAAGTAGAAAAGTTGTAGATAAATATGTTACTGATAAGCAAAAATCACAATTTATTATTAATGCTCTTGAAGGTGTAGTATTTTTTAATCCTTTTGCTCAAACAAGAATTGAATATAGAAATAGTTATAAACAATGGATTAAAAATACTTTTACTAATTATAAAAATACTCATAAAATACAAACAGCTTTAAGTACTAATAAAAAGATTATTACTAAATTTGCTGGACTTGCAAATACTTATGGTGGAGGAAGTACTGATATTAAATCTATAATAGATGATACTGAACATGGTATATCTGATATTGGACTAACATTTGATAGAAATCCTGTTGTTGGGGTTGTTAGTGCTGATGGAAATACTATGTTAATTAATGAAAAAACAGGTAAAACTGTTTCAAGTGCTGCTCCGTTTGCAGTTGGTAGTATGGGTATGCTTATTGGTGGTCGCGAAGATACTCCTATACTTGCCATGTTTACAAGTGCTAATAAACTTGGTGATAAAATTAAAAAACAATTAAAAGATGAACTTACTGATATACTTACTGGTTTCCAACAAGGAAAATATACTTATGAAGAAGTAGATAAAAAACTATCTTCTTTGTTTAATGGTCCTGGTATTAACAATCCTACTATATTTCAAGGATATAGTGTTGTCCATAATGGTAATAGTCTTGCACTTAGTATTGGCGGACAACTTAAACAATATGTTCTTGTTATTAATAAGTTTAAGAAAGGAACTACTGAAATAGGAACAGGTATTAGTTATGCTCCTAATGGCGAACGTGAAAAATCTCGTAGTTCTATTTCTGTTGATAAAAAGTTTATTAATAATATAGTAAATGAAATTGCTGATAATGTAGTTTATAATAGAACTTTTTATACTCTTGATAATATAGGACAAGATAATACATCTGATAATCCTTATATGCATAAAGAGCATGGAAAGTTTGTTATTGATTTAGGTGGAATTAAAACTATTTATGATAGTTTTGGAGATTTTGTTCTTCAAGAAAATGCTTTTAATACTAATCAAGGTAGAAATGAACAAGGTGGATATTTCGATAATACTGATAAAGTTAATTCTCTTTATATAGATATTTCTATACTTGAAGCACCTGATTCTAAACAATCCCCCGTAGAGGAAGAATACAAATCTGTTGCTGATACTATTAGAACTGCAACTACTGATAAACTTAATTCTTCAAAAGAACTTCTTGAACATGCTACTGTTCCTCAAGATGAAATAGATTTCCTTAGTGGAAATAATGTATATAATATACCTCTTATTCCTGAAGAATATGGTTATGACAGCAAACTTACTCGTGAATATGCTGTATTTAGAAATGGCAAGATTTTCTTTGGTAATGCAGGTGCTAATTATGTAAATAGTTCTCCTTTTAGTCTTAAACGACTTCTTATTCATGAAAATCTTCATGATAAATTTAATAAACAAAATCTATTTGCAAGACAAGGACTTGTAGAAGATTTATTTGATACTTATAATGCAACTCTTGAAGCTATTGAAAATATAATTCAAACAGCAAGTGAAGATAGTGCTGAATATAAAAATGCTGTACAAGTTAGACAATGGTTAGAAAATAATAAATTTAATCCTACTGATTATTTTACTCAATTTAATGCTGAAAAGAATGCCCAATATGCTGCAATGAGTGAAGAAGAACGTTCTCGTATATTTGCTGAGGAATGGATTGTTGAAACTCTTACTCAACCACTTTTAATGAACTTTCTTAATAGTACTGAATATCGTGGTCAAGAAGTTGCTGTTGAAGGTATTGCTAATGAGAATAAAACTATTTGGCAAAAGATTATTGATTTATTATTAAAATTATTCGGCAAAGGTCGTACTAATATAAAAAATAATACTATATTTGCACAACAGTATCTTATACTTGGAAACATTGATAATACTATTAATAATACTAAAGAAGAAGTTGATGAACAAGTTATTACAGATAAAGATGCTGGAAAAGATGCTACTAAAAATACTGAGGATTCTAAAGAAGTTGTAGAAGACGACTATGATGAAGAACTTGGTATAGTTGAAGAAGATACTGATGATGCAGAAGATAGTTCAGATGATGCTGATAGTATTAATCTTGATGATGAAATAGAACTTGATGCTATTACTACTTCTGCTGAAGAATATATTATTGACCATGTAGCTAATGACGGTGGTGCTACTGCTGAAACTTTCGGCGTTACCCGAATTACTAATATGGCAGACTATTTGAATATGTTTGCGGAACAAGATAAGCCATTGATAGCTAAAATGCTTGAAAATGGTGAACTTAAATACGCTTGCCGATAAATAGGTCAGCCGAGCCTAAGCCGTCAAATACAGAGCTAAAAATAGCTATGTTATTTGGCGGCTTTATTGTTTTTGTTCATAATCATTATATAGTTATGGATTGTTTTGAATTTGGTTTTAATATCATTAATGATGTTGATGATAGACTTAAAACAACAGTTAATTTTGTAGCTGATGGTAAAGAACGTAAAGCAAAAGTTCTTGCCGGTTATGTTAATAGTCAAGAATTTCTTGATTATTGTAAAAAGAGTGAAAAATTTGATTCCACTAAAAGTCTTGCTGAAAACAATCAAAATGTTGTAAGAAGTCTTCTTCGTAGATATTTTAGAGAAAGACATAAAGATGTTGTAGAAAGTGCTGCAAAAGCACAAGCAGAAGCAATGCAAGGCTTTAGTAGCGTTAATGCTAAAAATGTAGCTATTGATTATACTGCTACTGTTATTAACAGAGTATATAATTCAATGGTTCAAGAAAGCAAAGACAAACATGTTAAACTTGATAGAAAGAAAGTTATTAATCAAGCTCTTTCTACTATGGAGACAGAGTATATAAATAGTTGTGTTATACCTTTATATAAAACTCTTAGAGAAAAGATGTCTTCTCTTTTTGATGAAAGACTTGATGCTTTCAAAGAAGCTCAAAATGAAGTTGCCAAACTTATTAAAGAACTTAAAGAGCTTAAACGAAATGCTAAAAAGAATGCTGATGCTATTAAAGAAACTACTGCTAAATTACTTGAAGTAAAAAGAAATAGATATAATATTGCTCATGCTCTTATTGCTGAAAGAGGAAATGTAGTTCAAAAGAATTATAATAATATGATTGAACAAGCAAAAGGTAATCCTAATGCTTGGTTTAATGCTGCATTTGATAGTTCTAAACTTGTGTCTATTGTCAATGAGTTTAAAAATACTCTTGAAAGTGATAAACTTATTGATGAAAATTTCCAAGATGAAAATGATGTTGTTAATCCTGATTCAGAAAGTGTAGACGAAATGTCTAAATCTTGGGAAGATAAACTTTGGGCAAGTTTTGATAAAGCTGTTGCTGCTGATTTGAAATTATATTTTAATAGTCTTTATAGACTTTCTGCTCCTTCTGAACTTGGTAACAAAAAGTATTCTTATGATACTAACAATGAAGTCGGAGTTCCTACTACAATGGGAGCTAATTTTGTTATTGCTCAATTAATCAATTATGGAAATTATAATTCTGTAAATGATTTTATTGAAAGTGTTATAAATATGAGTCAGCAAGTACCTGAACTTTATGGTTTTATTGCTATTGCAGATAGAGCTGTTGAAGACCCTGTATTTGCTAATTACCTATTTACTCAACTTGCCAGTCCGAAGATTATTAAAACAATGAACGTTTTAACTGAGGAAGGTATTGATTTTACACAGTCTAATAAATCTGCTGACGCTTTAAGTTATGTTGTATATAATATGCTTAATGCTACAAGGTCTACTATGACTGATGTATTTACTACTAATGATGTTGATAAACTTAATGAATTAAAAACAAGATATAAGAATCTTAAAAATGATTTCTTTAATGCTACTTATACTGATGAATCCGATAGACAAGACTTTAATAAAATTAAATCTGAAATAGAAGATACTATTTATGATATACTTAAAAAATATTATCCTAAACTTAATATTGTTGCTCTTAAAGGATATTTATATCACGACCCTGCTCACGTAAAAGATAGCATAGATGCTATTACAAACAATCTTATATCTCTTCTTAGAAGTGTTGAATATACTGTTGAAGAATATAATATTGCTGATGCTAAAGGTAGAGAAGCATATAAGTCTTGGATTACTAAAAAGAATAATGCTATCGAAGCAGGACTTCCATTTACTGAAGCTGCACCTATTAGAGATATGTCTGCTGTTGATTATAGTAGATTAAATTATCCTATTATAGATATTGCTAAAAAACTTGTTAATTATACAGCTGTTAAAAATGAACTTAATAGTGTTAATGCAGAAGGTAATCTTGCTTCTGATATTATAAATAATAGCTGGATTACTAATACTCTTAAACAAATAGCTTATGGTAATAAGCAAGATGCTAATGCTGGACTTAATAGACTTCTTGAAGAAGTAACAAAAGGAGAACAATATCGTTATACTCCCTTATTTTGGGGAGTAAAAGATAGTAAAGGTAATTATCTTTCTGAAGGACTATTTATAAGAGATAATGGAGGTAATGTAAGAGTTAATCCTAATGCTCGTAAGATTATACAAGTAAGTTTATTTAATGGTATTAAAGATAGTGATATCTCTAATGCTGTTATGTATAATCGTATGTCAAAAGGTGATTATTTTCTTACTAATCTTTATGCTTATTTCAATCCTATTGCAATAGGTGAAAATATGGGTACTTCTTCTGTTGAATTATCACAGAAATATGCTGGATATTTTATGCGTACTCCTTCTGATGCTCCTAAAAACTTTATAGTTCAAGCTCCTAAACTTAATGCTCAAGGAATATTAACTCCTGTTGCTTCTTCTGTTACTACTTATGCAAATAAAATAAGATACGATATAAGTTTATTTGGTTTTAGAGATGGTGCTGAAAGTAAATATCAGAATGAATATGATGATTATATTATTGGTTCTTCTAAAATAACTAAGAAACAAGTTTGGAATGCTTCTGATATTTATGAAATATTTAATGGTACTATTGACAATATTAATTATAATAATATGTATAGTATTCAGAATGAGGATGGTTCTGTTACTGTGCCTATTGTTTATAGAAGTGGTGATGATACTGATATTGTATGGATTAGAGGACAAAAAGTACAAGGTGAAACAAATAATATACTTTATAATTTCCAAATAGAAGATATTACTGGAACTAATGATGGAGATATGAGTGATAGTTTTTATGCAGATATTGCTGATATTATCCGTCAAGAAGGTATTGCTAATGGTCAAATAGAAATCACTGTTAATAGAAATGTTGCTATATTTACAGGTATTCGTCAGAATCTTCTTAATGAATTAAATACTTATATTGACCAACTTAATAATGTATTTAAGAAAGATACTAAAGGTAATTGGAAATTAAGAAAAGATACTATAGGACTTATTGATAGAGCACATTATAATGGAACTATTGCTAAAGATGGTAGACTTACTGGTAATTTCTTTAGTTTTAGAAAACTATTTCAAACTGATGGAGTTAATGTGCAAGAGCTGATGGAACAACAACTTTCCCTCTACGGGGGAGTAGACGGAGGTCTTATACATCTTACTCAACAATCTGGAAGTATTAATATGAGTCATGGTCTTGTTCGTGAAGAAAATGGAAGACTTGTTCTTAATTTATCTAACGAAATAAATCAAATTCTTGATTCTATTACTGAACAATGGATAAAAGGTTTTAATAAAGAAGTTGTTCGTAGAATTCAACAATATGATAAACTTCTTACTGAACGTTTTAGTGCAGAACAAGTATTTGATTGTATGCTAAATTCTGCCAATGCTGAAATGTCTTTTGATGATTTATTTGAAGGAGATATTAAGTTTTATAAGAATGCTCAAGATTTTCTTAAACGTGCTAAAGAAGTTCAAGCTGCTGGTAAGGCTTATGCTGGGTTTGATATTAATGATGCTCTCAGTCAAGAAATAAAGGACTGTGTTGATAGAAATGGAAATGTTCAACCTATAACTGTTGCAGGAGTTAATATTGCTGAATTTGCTAATGCTTACTCCCCCGTAGAGGGAAAGACAGGTGAGTATCGTACATCTGCTAATGCTCGTAATGGTTTTAGAGCTGTTACTATTTATAATACTGTTCGTCCGAGCAAATATGCTAATCGTATTAGAGAAGAAGTATTTAATATTCTTAAAACTAAGATGAGCGAAGAGCAGGCTACTAAGATTGCTCAACAAGTATATGCTGGTTATGCAGACAATACTAAGACTAATGATGCTCAATCTTATATTACTCTTGAAGAATTTATTAGACGTCGTTATGCAGATGGTACTCTTGACCAATATCAAGATATTCTTTCTCAAATATATGCTATTCGTAGAGGAGAAAAGACCATTAAAGATATTGATTTAGCAAGTATTAATGCTCGTATTCAAGTTCAAAAGAACTTCTATTTTGATAAACATTTTGATACTGCTACAAGAACTCATTATGCTCGTCAGATTAAAAATGCTGAATTTGTTCTTATTCCTGAATTTCTTGAAGGTACTGAACTTAAACAGCTTTATGATATTATGATGAAGCATGATATTGGACAGGTCAATACTGCTGAAACTTCTAAAGCTGCTAAAAAGAACATTCTTACATTTTGGGATAATGACGGTAACATTAATCCTAATTTTGAACAAGAAATGATTGCTAATGGAGAAGCAGCAATAGAAGATTATTATTATCGTTTTCTGTATAAACAGCAAGATGTTCCTGAACATATGAAAGATGAACATAATAAAGCTAGCATTCAGATTATGAAGAAAATTATTGATAATGCTGATGATAGTGTTGCTCCTTATATAAAACAATTCTTTGATAACTATTGTGCTAATATTAAAGATGATTTCAATAAAATGATTTTTAATATGGGTTGGAAAGTTAATAAGGATGGTAGTCTTTCTAATATTGATGGCGCAAAAGAAGTACTTGATTTTACTGATTTTTATAGTAAAGCTCGCCATGAAGCTCAACGTCTTGGACTTGACGAAAACTTTATTGATTATATTACTCCAAATGAATTAGGTAATCCTACTATGCCTAATTATATGAATAATGTAAGTAGTAAACTTGAAAGTATTGCTCAAGCTATATTTAATAGTAATATTACAAGACAAAAGCTTCCTGGATGGCATGCTGCTCAAGTTACTCAAATTGGACATGGTATGAAAGTTCTTGATGAGAATGGAAAACTAAGAGAACTTAAATATCATCCTGAAGTTAAAGATGCCGATGGTAATATTAAACAAGAAGCTTACGCTGAGGTTATGATACCTCGTTGGAGTAATCTTATTCCTAAAGATTATCCTATTGAACAACTTGAAAAAGAAGGTCTTGATATTCAAATTGCTTATCGTATCCCTACTGAAGGTAAACAATCTGTGTCTGTCGTTAAAGTTGTAGGTTTTCTTGATGATGTTTATGGAAGTACTATTATGCTTCCAGATGAATGGGTTACTCAAACTGGTGCTGACTTTGATGTTGATTCTGTATACGCTATTAGTCATGAAATTTATGCTGTAAGAGATAAGAAAACTAAGGCTATTACTGATATTAAAAAATGGACTACTGAGGCTGCCGGTAGTGATTTAGGAAAATATAGAAGATATATATCTGAAAATATTGAAAGTAAGATTCCTTCTGATTTAGAAGATGACGAACTTCATCCTAACAAATATAAGCAACTTAAAGAACGTCTTAAAAAAGCAGTTAAAGATAAAGATTATGCTGAAATAAATAAGATTGGTAAAGAAGCTGGTCTTATGACTTTTAATGAGTTTAAGGCTCTTCCAGAAGTAGAAAAACTTCCTCGTCAAGTTAGAAATAATAATATTCTCGATGCTATGATTGCTATTATGAGTAGTGAAAATAGTCGTGAAGAAAATTATTCTCGAAGTAACTTTGATGATATTACTAATGCTATGAAAGAAATGAATGACGCTCGTGGAGCAAGTTCTATTGCTCGTAGCACTTATAATCTTCTTGACCAAATTGATTTTATGGAAAATGCTATGAGTGGTGCTTCACTTAAAGCTTTTTCTGTAACTCGTGATACTTTTAATAGTGTTAATAATTATGTTAAAAGTGAACTTGGTAAAGGACATGAAATTATTGTAGAATATGATATTACAGATGGTCAATATGATTACGATACTATTGTTAATGCTTATGGATTATATAATCCTACTACTAAAAAAGGAGATGTTATTCCATTAGATAAAAATGGAAAACTTGCTAAATCAAAAGCTGACACTGTTAAACTTAGAGTTAAACATTATCGTCTTGCTAATAGTAATAATAATCGTAATGTTGTAGGTAAACTTGCAACAGTGTATAGTTCTGAAACTACTGCTCATATTCTTGATGCTATTAAAGAAGGTGCTATTTATAATGAAAATGAATATACTTTTGGTACATTTAAGACTCTTATTGATACTGGTATAGATTATAGAACTGCTATTGCATTTCTTATGCAACCTGCTATAACTACTATTAATGAAGTTAATAATGAAACTAATAGTATTTATATTAATGGTGGAGGAAATGCTATTAAAACTGCTATTAAGCGTATTGCTGCTAATGCTGGTTATACTCTTGGTGGAAAACCTATTACTAATTATTCCGACTATGATACTGTAATGTTACTTTTGAACACTGATAAACGCTTTCAAGAGGCTGTTTATGAGCTGTTTGGAGCTGAAATAAGCGATAGTAAACCGCTTGCTAATGTAGTGTTCAGCTTAGATGTAAACAGGCTTAAAAACCGCTTAAAACAAGCCGAAATAACTAATAATCCTGCATTATCACAAGAAGATAAAGCTATTAGAGATGCTGCTTTTGATATTGCTATGGCTCTTACTTTTAATAAGATACATGATACTACTCAAAGTCTTGAAAAAATTATGCGTTGTAGTAATCCTGATAGATTTGGTGCTAAACAAACTGTTCGTGCTACTCGTATGATTAGAGATAATATTAAAGAATATGGATTTAATGAAAAGAATCCTATTAATAAAGTTGTTAGAGTAGGTGATAAGAATTTGCTTGAAGCTCTTTATCCTGGGTTTGGAAGTGAAGACGGTATAAGAGTTGAAGAAAGTGCTTATCCGTATCTTGCTGCTTTCTTTAAGTATGCTACTGAACCAAGTATTCAAGCTAATAGTGTTTTATTTCCTACTGAAAATAAACAATATACTGATGTTACTAATGCTGCTCAACAAAAACTTGGAATTATTTTTAATGACGAACAATATAAAGAATATAAGCAATATATGATGAGTCAAGTATATGCTTCTGTTCCTTATTTAACTACTCCTTTAACTATTACTGAAGAAGGTTGGTTTGATACTGATGATAAAGCTATTGTTGCTGCTACTGAAAATGATGAAAACTATTGGAATAAAGAAATTTCTCGTATATTTGGATATACTGAAACTTCAAGAATGAACATTGATATAAAAGATATTTATAATCTTACACGAGAAGAAATTGATGCTTTCAATAAACTTACTCCTGCTCAGAAAGTTCTTTGGATACAAACTAATCTTACTGATGGTAGAGGTATTTTTGAATATCTTAATGTTAATAAGTTTAATCAATGGGAATATAAAAATAAAGGTTATACTCAACAAACTATAAGATTTACTGATAGTAGTGATAATATGCAAGAAGTATATCTTGCTTTTAATAATAGTTTTTATAATACAAGTCCTATTATTAGACTTGCTACTATGGATTTAATTAAGTACGCTTTTGTAGTTGAAGGATTCAAATTTAAGAAAGGCGGACTTAGTAAGATTATTACTAATAATTCTATGTATAAAAACATAGAAGATATGGGTATGAATATTATACCTGTTATTCAAAGAGTATTTCAATATTATGCAGACCCAGCAAGTGCTGTTACTACTCAATTTATAGATAGATTTATTCGTAGTCATAGCGAATATGCTAAAACACTTAGACTTGATAGACCTGAAAATAAACATGGTAATGCTAATTTAGCATTTAAATTTAATATTTATGTCCAAGGTGATAGTCTTGTGTTTATTCCTTTTGAAAAACGTGCTGATGATTTACTCGCTGCTATTAATGTAGAAAATACAGGAACTCCTCCTGAATATATTAAAGTTAGTAAATGGATTGGAAGAAATAAAAGAACTAATATTCTTTATAAAATTCGTAAGACTGAAAAAGGTATTTATCTTATTCCGTTAAATCTTCTTGAACGTAATGAAACTGGAGATTTTAGTGTTAATCCAAATAATAATAGATATCCAGATGTTTCTTATTATAATTCTCTTATCGATGCAGCTATTGCACAAAATGTAGCAGCTAAAGAACTTACTAAAGATGGTTCAGAAGTTAAAGAAGTATATTCTAAACTTCGTAAAGAAAGTGTTCTTCCTCGTTTTAAGTTTACTACTGTTAAAGAAAGTCTTGAAAATAAAGATGAATTTAGACGTATTCTTGTTAATGGTACTGAACGTGAAAAAGGTGAGATTGGAAAGTTTATTAGTCATATTTCTGATTATGTAAACTCCCCCGTAGAGGGAAAAGGCTCTTATGTTTTAGTTCGTTCTAATTCTAAATTTATTGCTAATCAAATACCACGTGGTATTTCTGTTATTCAGAATATTCCTGTTGGTGATGATATTGTTACAGTAAGTATTTCTCATGCTAAACAGCCAAAGCAATTTGCTAATTCTATTAAGAATAAGGATAAACTCAATCTTAATGAACTTGCTGTTGAAGAAAGAGCTGCTTATGAAGATGCTTATAATGGGGGTGCTATCTATTCTTCTTATTATAAAGTTACTCCTGTAACTAACGAAGAAGTTAGAGAACAAGTAGAAAAGCAAGACCAAGAAAGAGAAAATAATATAGCTCCAGATATGGCTGCTATTACTTCTGATGCTACTGATTTTTATGTTAGAGAACAAGATAAATATGATATTGTTGATTCTACTGCTAAAGACATGATGAATGCTCTTAAACGAGCTGAACGTCAAGGTGATGCTAATGCAGCTAAAGCAAGACGTACTCTTGAAATGAAAAATATTAATGAAGGTCGTTCAGAAGATATTATTAATAATAGAAAAAGTATTTATTCTGTTGTAGCACAGTATATGGAAATATATTATAACATACTTGATAATACTATAAATCATTATAAAATTGATGGAGAAGAATATAATCTTGGGCAAGATGAACTTTATACTGCTCTTAGAGAACATCCGGAAGAAGTAGAACCTATTGTAAAACTTTTGCTTGAAGCTATTACTTTTGGTAATACGTTTGGTGAAATTATGACTTTACCATTTGATGGTCTTGATACTAAAACAATAAATGCTATTAAACGTATTAGAAATAGTATTACTAAAATTAGAAATAACAATATTATTAAACGTGGATTTGATAGAATGTTTAATAATTATATTGCTAATGAATATTCTACTAATCCTAATGTTCGTATGGGACTTGTAAATCTTAATGATACTTTTGGAGATGCTGGATGGTGGGAATCTTGGATAGGAGATACTGCTATGATTAGCAATAAAGAAATTCAAACTGTTGTTAAGATTGTTAATAATATAATGACACAAGCTGCTATTGAAGATGCTCCTAAAAGAAAACAAGAGTTTTTTGATAGACTTGACGGTATATTAAATAAGCCTGGAACATTTAGATGGGAAAATGTAGTTGATAGTCAAGGTCGTCTTATTAGATCACATACTTCTCAGTTTACTGAAGAACGTAACAGACTTCGTAATGCTGTTCAAGAAGCAAGAGATACTTATGGTGAAGATAGTTTTGAATATATAAATGCTAAACTTGAAAGAGATGAATGGTATGCTGAGAATGTTCATCAAATAGTAGTTCCTGATTATTATAGAGCTAAAAATGCTAATATAAGAAGAGTTCTTGCTAATGCTCCTAAAGAATATCTTGAATATATGAAACTTATACATGAGCTTTATAATGATAATAGACCTACTGGTATTCTTACTAAAGAAGAAAGAGATAGGCGTAAAGAAATTAATCGTAAAATTAATCAACTTACTTCTGAATATAAAGATGAACATACTCTTAAAAATGAAGAAGAGCGTTTTAGAGCTAATCAATTAAAGAAATATATTGAAGAAAAACGTAGACTTGATTCTGAATATTTTGAATGGAATGAAGCCTATGGTTTTAAAGAAGCTCTTGCTAATAATCTCGCTATTATTGAAAGATATGAAAAGAAACATCCTAATGAAACATTAGATAAACGTCTTCAAGATGAATCTTATCGTGAGGCTTATGAATGGGTTAAAGATAATTCTTATTATATTCTTGATGAAAATGCTCAAAAAGCTATTACTGATGCTTTCAAAACATTAAAAGATGAAGATAATGTTAAAAGTAAACAAGTAAGAAAAATACTTAACGATGCTAATGCTTTTGATGATTTTGGAAATATTGACCCTCGTAAACTAAGTGATGAAGATATTGCTAAAATAAAAGAACTTACTAAACATAAATACGATTTTAGTTATGATAGTAATGTTGGAGAAGCTATTCTTATAAAAGATATACCTACTGGTCTTCCTATATTTAAAGATAGTTTCTATCGTATACTTCGAGACCCAAGTGAAAACGAAAAAGAAGTTAATCCTCGTCGTATTAAGATTATTGGTAGAATAAATGAACTTCTTGGTAAATGTATTGGTGATGATGGTCGTATTCATGCTAAAGATATATTTGAAAAACTTACTGAAGATGAACGTGAACAATTAGCTGAAGGTTATCGTGCTCTTAAAGCTATTAAAGGTAAACGTAAACCTAAAAAACTTAGAGAAAAGTTTAAGAAGAATGTTGATTTTATGGTTAATACTGAAGCATTTAATGAAGAATATGCTTGGGCTTTAACTAACATAAAAGGTACTAAAAACTTTGATACTTTCCTTGATATATTTGTTCAGACTGATTCTTCTGGAGAAATTCAATTAGATGATAATGGTAATTATATTCCAAATAATGATATTTATGGATATATTGTTCCAAAAGATGATACTTATATTGATGAAAATAAAACAAAAGCAAGACAACTTATAGAAGATAATCTTGATTTTGTTCCCACTGAATATTATTATGCTGCTATGCATGAAGCTACTGAAAAAGGTAATTTTACTGAATGGTTCCAAAAGAATCATGTATTTAATCCTTATAAACATAAATTTGAACCTCTTCGTATTTGGTCTACTATGAAAGTTAATCCTAATGGTAGTCTTAAAGGAACTTACAGTTATGTTCCTACATACGAAAATCAAGAAAAGAATGTAAAAGAAGAATATGTTAATCCTAATTATAAACAATATAGTGCAAACTATAATGTTGATACTGGTAGATATAATAACTTTGTAAGTCTTAGTGATAAAGAAAAACAAGTTCAAGAACTTCTTCAAGAAGCTATGGATTTCTTTGCTAAATATAATAACAATAGTCCATTTATTGAACAAGGTTTTATTCCTCGTAAAAGAAAAGTTGAAACAGATACTAAATGGTTTATTAAGCAAGCTCTTGGAGGTATAGGTCTTGAATATCGTAATGATTCTGAAGATAAATGGTATGAAAAGGTTGATTATACTAATGACAGAGAAATAGATAATGATATGCTTCATCTTTTAAGAGGTAAAGGATATAAAGAACTTGAAAAAGTTAGACCTCGTGGATTAAATGAAACTCCAGAAGAATATCAAAAATATCTTGAAGCTGTTAAAGAACGTAATGCTGAAATTAAAGCTAAAAATCTTGAAATAGATAATGCTTTATTAGATACTGATTATAGAACTGTATTTGCAGAAGCTATTCATCAGCAAGTTATTAATAATGCTAAGAACAAAGCTAAAAATTGGCTTTATCTTCTTCAAGAAGATTTAAGAAACAATGAAGCTTACGCCGTTAGTTCTCTTACTGGAAAACTTGTTACTGATAAAAAGAGTAGTACTGATGCTAATGAAAGATTCGTTACTACTAAACAAAATCGAGCTTTAGATTCTGTTGAAGCATTTACTCGTCGTGTTATATTTGACCAATTTAAAAAACGTACTCCTCTTAATAAATATGCTGATTTAGCACGTAATATTACTTCTGCTAAATATATGATATTTAATGTTACTGGCGGTGTTGCTAATGTTGGTACAGGTTTTGTTAATATTATGGGTGAGGCTTTTGCTGAAGATAATTTTACTAAAAAAGATTTAAGAGAAGCTGTAGGAATGTATCTTCATAATTCTATATCTATGATTGCAGATATGTATAAAGATAAAAGTTCTAATTTTGCTGTTGCTCTTACTAAATATTTTAATGTTGTAGATTTCGATGCTATGAGTGAACGAGTTCCTGGTGAAACTGCTGGTGAATATGCTCGTAGAATGCGTAATCTTATGTATAGTCTTCAATCTGGTGGTGAACACTTTATGCAAAATAGTGTTCTATTTGCTGTTCTCAAACAAAGTAGAATATTTAATGATATTGATGGTACTAAGAGATGTGGAACATTTCAACAATATATTTGGAAAACAGAGTATGATACTCTTCTTTCTATTATAGGAAATGATGAAACTCTTATGGATAATCTTGGTGAGATGAAACGTCAGATTCGTACTGATAAACAAGAAGCATATAAATATGATTCTTTCAAGAGAAATATAGTTGAGGAATTTCTTCGTGCTCATTGCAGTAAAGAACAGATTAAAGAATATGTTACCAAACGAAATGAAGCCATTAAAAAAGCAAAAGAAGGTTGGAATAATATGCCTACTGCTATTGACCAATTAGAACTTGGTAATGATGGAGCTATTCATATTAAAGATGGAAGTGAACTTACTCAAGATATGGTTAATGGTCTTCGAAATACAACTATTGCTCTTAATAAAAAGATACATGGTGTATATGATAAAATAGGTGCTGCTCGTATTGAATTTAGTTGGTGGGGTGGACTCGTTATGCAATATCATAAACATATTTATCCCGGAATTATGAAACGTTTCCGTTGGAAAGGTTATTATAATGAACAGACTAATACTGTTGAAATAGGTTCTTATGCTGCTCTTGTTAGATTACTTGGACGAGAATTTAGAGGTCTTAATGATAGAGTTTCTAAACGAAAGGATGCTGGAGAAAATGAAGCTATTGCTTCTGTTAGAGAAACTGCAAAAGTAGCTCTCGATGCTATTCTTAATATTAGAACTAATTGGTCTTTAATGCCTCAATGGGAACGTAATGCTGTTAAACGTTGTCTTGGAGATTTATATGGTATAGCGAGTGCTATGTTAATGGGTATAGCTATATATGCTATGACTGATGACGATGATGAAAAAGAAAGTGAATTTATAGCTACTGCATTATATATTTCTGATAGACTTCTTTCTGAATCTCAAATGTATACTCCTTGGGGTCTTGCAAGTGAAGCTTCTACTCTTTGGTCAAGTCCTATTGCTGCTACTAATGGTCCTGAAGATTTACTTAAAGGTCTTAGTTTCCTTATTCAATGGATGTTTGATGAAGACTTTGACCCGACTTATAAGACTGGACTTTATGCTGGACAAAATAAAGGTTGGGTTCTTCTTAAACGTAATATTCCTCTTTATAGAGTAATTGATAGACTTTCTAATATGACTAAGAATAATAGTTATTATAGAATTAATGAGAAATCTCTTAATATGCGATTTAGTAAAATGATTGCTGATGAAATTAATCCTGATTAAATGCGTGGATTGATTGATTAAAAAAAAGGCTCACGAAGAAGATTTTATTCCTCCTCGTGAGCCTTATTTTATTATTGCTGATTATTAATCTATTGTTTTAGATTTATATAATGATATAGTAATATGCCATATTTTAGCTGTTTTTAGCTACATATTGCATTACTTATTAGCATCCTTAGTATTATCTTTCTTTATATTAGAAGAGCTATTTTTAGCTTTATTCTTAGAATAAGTATTAGCATTATTATTTCTATTAGTAGTAACAATACTCTTAATATCAGAAAGTTTCTTAGATATATCAGAATTATTCTTATTTATAATATTAATAGACTTAGCTAAATTATTAGCAGTTTCTTCATTAGCAATTTTGAATTTACTAAGAATATTATAAATAGTTTTTATAGTATCAACAAGTTCAATAATAGGTTGTTTATACTTTTTATAAGCATAAATAATAATAGCAATAAATACTATTATAACAAGACAATAAATAATATTAAATACTATCATAATACATCAATCTTCCCTCTACGGGGTGTTGAGGAGCGTAGCGACGAGTATTATTACAATCAGTATTAACAAAACTATGAACATATAAACTATTACAGACCATAATAGTATCACTACGCTTCGCTCCGTGAACTACCCCCGTAGAGGGAACTTTATTCTAATTACTTATCTTCTTGCTTATGTCCTTTAAGACCATCTTTAGCCCATTGCAGAACAAATCCAAGATGTCCCCAAATAGTATTAACAACTTCTTCCATAGCATATTGCTTGCCAAGTTCTTCACTATAATTCTTTGGGTCTACACAAGAACTATGTCTAACAGTATCAAAACCAGTAAGAGTATGAGCATTAACAACAGTAGTTTTCTCACCCATAGTCATAACCTCTACATTAGTAATAAACTTCTCAACATCTTCTTTGAGAATCTTAGTACCGTCATTTGCAGGATTAAGAGGAAAATATGCTGCATCAGCAACTTCTTTAGGAGTCCAAGATTTATATCCATCAGGATATATTACTTCATAACCCATATCATCAGGATGAGCGTTACCTGTCTTATAACCATGTTGCAGAGCCATACTTGCACGCATAGGCACAAGTTCTACCATTTTAATTCCAATCGCTTTCATAATTTAATCAAATTTTAATTTAACATCATTATTGTCTTCTTCAACACGAACAACAGAATACCAATCACTATTACCATAATCGTACATAGTAACTTCTTTATCCGGGTCACATTCTTGAAGAAGTCTAATAAGTTCAATAGCAGTCATTATTTCTTTACTCTAAAATTAGACATAAAATCATCAACAGTACGAGCAAATATATTATATCCACTACTATATTTAGGACGATAAGTAATACAATGATACCAAGTACCATTAAATTTCATACGAGCAGAAGTATCAACTATCTCGTATTCTTTCTCTTTATTATTTACTAAACAAACAACTGTTTGCCCAGAAACAATTTCATTAAGTTTTATCATACTATTTTCCAGTTGAACCAAATCCACTAGCGCCACGCTCAGTAGTACCAAGTTCTTCTTGTGTAGTTACTTCTTGCCAAACAATACGTTCACGATGACGAACAAGAATTTGAGCAACTCTATCACCTACTTGATATTCAGGGTCATCATATTTATCTATCCTACGATGAACAAGTAATAATTCTCCAGTATAACCTTCATCAAGAGTACCAGGAGCATTTTGCATTACAGCATGAGTTTTAGTATTACTACTTCTTGGACGAATTTCCATTTCATAATCTTCAGGAAGTCTAAAATGAAGTCCTGTATGATAAACAATACGACCATCAGATTTAGTTTCTATACTATGAACATAAACATCCATACAAGCGTCACCATCTTTACCATAAGTAGGCAGTTTCACAGTGTCATCTTCACGAAAAACTTTAACTTCTGTTCTATCAAGTTTAGACAGTACATCACGCACCATATACTCCATGTTCTCATTGTCTTTGTTATGAATGCCGAGAACAATAGCACTCGCGATAGTTTCTACAAGTTTACTCATTGTTTTATCAATTTAAGCAGCAATCAAAAGATTACCTGCAAGTTCAATTTTACGAGATTTATCTCCATAAAGAAGGGAATCCATTCTCTTAGTACCTTCGCTATTATCTACATTAGCATAATATCCAGTAACAGCACCATAAACACCCCAAGCAGTACCAAGTATTTCACGTTGTCCAGCACCACTAAAATAGTAATTGTTCATTTCAGCAATAGTATTAACTTTCTTCATACTTATTTGAGAATCTTGAATAGCACGCCAATCTCTTGTAACAATTTGTCCAATAGTATGTCCAGTTTGTTTAACTCTAAATTGTTCATCTTCAGTAAGAATAACATTAGCAAATATTTCTTGAGCTTGAGTATCATTCATTTGAATTTTCTTCATGAAATTATATTGTTCATTAAGAAATTGAATTTGATTATCACAAATACCAAGAATTTCAGCAGCAACATCAATTTTCTGATGAACAGATTTAGTATGCCTAAAACTAACAAAATTAGAAGAAGTAGCTATAGCAGCATTAAGAGTATTCTGACAAACAACTCTTATAGGTGTAAACAGAATCTTAACACCACTACTACCATCATGAGAAGTAGTAAATACAAGATAGTTTTCTACTGGGTCTCCATCAACAAGAATATTCTTAGGAAGTTTAGCACTTACAAAAATACGTTCTCCACTACCAAAGAAACCAGCAGTTTGCCAAATAGCTTTATCTTTTCCAATAGCCCCATCAAAGAAAGTAAAAGCATCAATATTCTGGACAGGAGTATATCTTTCTTTTACAATTCCAAGAGGTATATTATAATCAGTACGATAAGTAGCATAAGCGTTAGGACAATCTACATAATTATTAGAGCTAAATACAAAACCTCCATTTTCAGGTTTATCAGTATGTATAGGCATTTTAGCAACAAGTTCACATTTAGCTACTTCCCAATCAAGACCAGCAGCAGACATAACATCTGCCGCAGTCTTACATTCTTCTACATTAACAGCACCTCTATATCTAAACGGTGCTCCTTTAACAGCGTAACTCATATTAGCAATTTATTTATTGAGTTTAGTGTACTTACGAAGATTATAATGTTTAGCTTTTACAGCTTCATCTGTAAATATAGGAACTTCATAAAACTCTCTTAGAGCTTTAAGTTTAGGTTCTCTATGGTCTACAACATAAATAGTAAAGCAATTATCATCTATTTTAGAAACAGGAATATTAACAATACTTTGAATATTAAAAGAATGTCTTTCAACAATATCTTTTCTAATTTCACATTGTTGAACAAATTCTCCAGTAACAATACCACCTTTAGAAATAAATATAGGAGTAGATAAATGACTTTCTCCATCAGATAATATATGAGGAGTATATTCTATTTGAGAATTAGTAGAAATATCATAAGCAGCACGAACATATAATTTATAAGCATTAGCATTATAAATTTTACTATTACCACAATGATAAATATGAGAATAACGTTTATTCTTATAGCACCCGTTAGTATTATAATCATCAAACTCATCGTTTTTCAATGTGAGAGGACTAAGAATACCAACATTCCAAATCTTATTAATGCTATCAAGTATAAAATCAATATCCTCATCACGTTGAGGCTCAGTATCTTCTATAGCTCTAACAACTCTGATAACTTCTTCAAATCTATTACGTTTAAATTTGTATTCATCAGAATCTTTATCAAGAGAAGCCAATATAATATTAGCTTCTCTTTTAAGAATTATAGAAAGACCTTTATCTTCAGCAGTAGTATAAAAAGTAGCTTCCATATTTTATTTTATTTGCAAACTTTGATTAACTACTTCTTTAGCAACAGTAGGCATACTTGTTTCTTGTTGCTTAGCGACAGAAATAGCTGTTTTCCAATCATCTTTTACAGTTTCATTAGAAATAGTAGTATTGAATGGAGTCTTAGCATATTGAGAAAGAGCATCACCACCTTTACGAAATAGTTCATAAATAGACATAGTAGTATTAACACTAATACGCATAGTAGTCAAATCAGTAAGAGTAAAAGGTTCAAAATCATCACCTTTTTCTGCTTTAACATTAGCATTAATACAATCGAGAATACCTTGCAAATCAACATCTTCTCCAGTATATATAATACCTTGACCTACAAGTTCACGCACATAACGTTCAAATTCAGACAAGAAAATATTAACACGAGCCTCATCTACTTCAATAGACGTAGATTGACGAGAAAACAGTCTAAATTCAGGAAGTTCAATGAACATATTAGATTTACCATGTTCACCAAAAGTAAGAACAGCTTGAAGAGCAGCAGCTTTCAGACGTTCAATACGATTCTTATAAATATTTTGTCTATCATTAAATCGTTTCTTTTCATCTTTAAGAGCTTTCTCATCAACTTCCCAAGACTTAATAGCCTTAACATAATTAGTGAGTTTCTCTTTTAATTCTTCTTGTTTAATTTGAA